GCTCGACTTTGGCGCGTGCTATTCTGGCGTTACGGAATGGGTCGTCGCGAATGACGGCCAGATAGCGGGACACGTCACGGAACATCTTGACAACAAGTACATCGCAGGCGCAGCCTGCGCGTCCGGTGACGGTTACGGTTCCGGTGACGGTTTCGGTTACGGTTCCGGTTCCGGTTCCGGTTACGGTTACGGTTCCGGTGACGGTTCCGGTTCCGGTTCCGGTTACGGTTCCGGTGACGGTTTCGGTTACGGTTCCGGTTCCGGTTACGGTTCCGGTTCCGGTGACGGTTCCGGTTACGGTTCCGGTTCCGGTTACGGTTACGGTTCCGGTGACGGTTTCGGTTACGGTGACGGTTCCGGTTCCGGTTCCGGTTCCGGTTACTCATAGCGCCCCGCGATACCCGGCCGTAACGTGCGACCGGGACTCACCGGACGTTACTGGACCTACCACGGAGTACCTACCATGCCACTCTTCAGATTGAGACCGGGCTGCCGCTGGCAAGCCATAGAAGCCCCTGAAATCACTGGCACCGTCGTCAGAATCGGTGAAGGCTCTGCCGTGGTGGACCTGGACGGCGAGCCCTACGTTGACCAATTCGAGGCCCGCGGCAAGATCGTCAGGATACTGCGGTCTGGATCCAAACGCACGACCATTACCAGACGACTCGAAGTGCGGCAGATCAGCTCGCCCCCCATAGCGCAGCCTGCGCAGGTCGAGCGGGTCCAGCCCCAGGCACTGGCCGTTCGTCGGCAGGCTACACTGTTTTCCTAACCCCAACACGAAATGCAGAAATCATGACGACCGCGACAAACGCCACCCCATCCCCCGGAGCAATGCGGGCTGCCAAGCGAATCAATCGCACGCCCAATATGACAAATCCATTGGCAGCAACGATTATCGACGAAGAGACGCACGCCACGACCCTATTGGAAGTGTGCAAATCCGCGACCGAACGATTACATGTGCTCTCCGTCGAGGGCCACCACCCCGACATGACCGACACCGATCTGATCTGCCTTGTGTGCGCCGATCTTGAGGCCGCTATCGCCCGCGTGGAAGCAAAAATAGGGAAAGGCCCAACAAAGGGAGCGCATGAAATGAGGAAAACCGAATCAGCCGAACTTCTAACGGCGCAGATCAAGTTCATGGTCACAACTGATCGACTCTTGGCAGCGGCCGAGGAAGCAAGGCGGAGCCGAGAAGAGCTGTTTCGACTGCTGCGCGAAGGCCGGGAAAAGCCGGAGGCTGCCCATGCCTCTTAAGCCTCCTCCCACTGTCTACCTAACGCCCCCGCAATATGCGGCCCGGTTGGGTGTGCATCCCGATAAGGTGACGGCGTGGATTCACAGGGGTGAATTGCGAGCGCTCAACCTGGCGCCACCGGGCATCACGTCATCGGGTGCAATTTACCCATCGTATTTACATGCCGTCCTGCAACGCCTCGAATTGCTCAAATCACTGCCGAATAATTGGAACTCCTACGGAGCGGTTGAGATCAGTGCTACGGCAATATCCACTGCAAAGAAGGTACTTCTTTCGTTAAAAGACCGGTTCTCTTCAATAATCGACAAGAACGGCGTCCGTGCCGAGGAGATTGAGCCGTCGGCTGTGTCTCCACTTGACGATGGTGGCGTGCAACTCGAATGGCGCGGAACAAAATACGAGGTCGAGATTGAAATTGCCCCAACAGGAGCAATCGGATTCTTGTTGATAGAGGGTGCCGGCGCTTCCCGCAAATTCATCGAGGGAAATGAGATCACCTTTAAGCGGGCCATCCAATTGATTGGACAGGTGATTCGCATTTAGGAAACCATAACCTGCAATCCAGGTTCGGCTGGACACTGATTCTGATTGCAGGGAGCCCCGGTCGTAGTGACCGGGGCTTTTTGTGTTGACGAACGGTTCCCACTTACAGGCCGCCACATCGAACCGAGAGATAGAAAGTATTCGCGGTACATGTGCATTTTTGGATTGCAAGATAGAAACGCAGCGTCTATACTGCGATCCATGAAAAAAGCCGCCGTGAGTACCGTAAAGGATGCCGCCGCAAGGTTCAATCGAACTACCGGACGCATCAGGAAAATCTGTATAGACCACGACATCGGGGAGTCGATCGAAGGCCGCATACGGTTCCTGACGGAACGCGACATGGACCGCATCGAACGCGCGATCGACAAGGACTGGCGCAAGAAATCTTCGGAATCTTGAATTTCTCTATTGACTAGACAAAAACGCTGCGTTAGTATTCGTCGTCATGAAAACCACCGTGTATGTTTACTTTCTGATTGATCCGAGGGACAGAGTTCCTTGTTATGTCGGCCTTTCAAAAGCTCCTAAGCGCAGGCTCAGAGACCACATAAATAAGCCTACTAATCACCGCGTAGCTGGTTGGGTAAACGAATTGCGTGTGGGGTGAAACATGCGAGACCTGCGCTTGCAACTGAAACCAGAACACGAAAACGCCTTCAATCACGGATGGCTGGCCGCTCATTTCGGATGGGCACGGTCTCCATTACTGGGTGGTGTCGTCAACGCTGCAAACGAATCCGCCGTCAGCCCAGAACGCATGAAAACGCTCCGCGATGGGTGGCTGCTGGGATTCGATACGGCCATTGAAACAGACGAAACTGAAAGGTGTATCGCGCTGTCGAAGATGACCCACTTAGAATTCGATTGACCAGCAGTTACCCGTACGGTAAACTGTCCGCATGAAACGCACAATCTCTACGGCAGAAGCCGCCGCCCGTCTCGGAATCAAACAGAATCGCGTCACGCAGATATGCCGTGGCCACCGCTCGCCGCGCAAGTTCGGCAAGAAGCAGGCCCGCGATTGGTTCCTGTCAGAGCACGAATTCGAGGCCATCCAGAAACTTTTCGGAAATCGCGAGAATCAGGATTGACAATCTGTTACCGTTGCGGTAAATTTACTTCCGTCGTCAACTAATGGTGACGTGGCTCCACGGCAGGGACGTGATGACACCCCGATTACGAGAGGCGTTAGTGATGCTCTGTTTAACTCGCAAAATTGGAGAGCGGATTGTTCTTGACGGGAACATCGTCGTGACCGTGCTGGAGATTTCACGCGGCCATGTGAGGCTCGGGCTATCTGCACCACGGCAGGTTTCAATCGAGCGGGAAGAACACAGACACGCGACGGAGCGACTTCGCGCCACGGACTCGGCGCTTTTGAATTGAGGTGAAAGCGGTCGATTTTGTGAGTAACAGCGATTCAGGGCTTCTGCGCGACCATCGCGAAAAGCGTTTTGTGAATCCCCGTCGTTCGCGCCAGCATCCAAGTAGCTCATTCCGGCCCGAGTGAGCACTGCTGCGATTGCTGGCGCGAACGATTGGGATTCATCAGGATTCGACCAAACCATTTCATTTCTCGAAAGGAGTTCACTCGCGTGAAAAAGGCAACCACACCTAAAGAACGTCCCGTCATAGTTTGTACCGAGCATCGAGGCGTCTTCTTCGGATATTCGTCATGCAAATCCGGAGACGAAATCGTACATCTCAAAAAGGCTCGCATGGCAATTTACTTCGGAACAACGAAGGGCGTCATGCAATTGGCCGAGACTGGCCCCACCAGCAGCAGCAAAATATCCGCACGCGCCGACCTGGAACTGCGGAAAGTGACCTGCGTCATGGAAGTCACAAAAGCGGCCGCCGCAAAGTGGGAGGCTGCGTAATGTCTTGGCCGAACTATCAGGAGACCGTGACGGTTGCGGACGTGCTCGACTCCGGCGCGTGCTATTCTGGCGTCACGGCATGGGTCGTCGCGAATGACGGCCAGATAGCGGGACACGTCACGGAACATCTTGACAACAAGTACATCGCAGGCGCAGCCTGCGCGTCCGGTTCCGGTTCCGGTGACGGTTACGGTTCCGGTTCCGGTTACGGTGACGGTTACGGTTCCGGTTCCGGTTCCGGTTCCGGTGACGGTTACGGTTCCGGTGACGGTTTCGGTTACGGTGACGGTTCCGGTGACGGTTTCGGTTTCGGTTCCGGTGACGGTTACGGTTACGGTTACGGTTCCGGTGACGGTTTCGGTTCCGGTGACGGTTTCGGTTACGGTTCCGGTTCCGGTTACGGTTTCGGTTCCGGTGACGGTTTCGGTTACGGTTACGGTTCCGGTTCCGGTTCCGGTTACGGTTACGGTTCCGGCGACGGCTACGGCGAAAGCTAAGGGGTGTACGTTTTAGGATTCTGCCGCCGCGGCAGTCTCGATGTCGGAGGGTTGGCCGTGTTTTTTAACCACTACCTGAAAGGAGTCGGAACATGCCAGTGAAACTCGAATCATTACGGATGGACACGCTCGCGGGACTGGACCCGCGAATCGAACAACTGTTTCAGAAGCACGTTGCAATTATCAAGGCTGATTGCACGCATCGCCCGAACGACCTGACGGCTCGCAAACTGACGATCGAACTCGCGTTCAAGCCGATCCCCGATGATGACGGGACGCTTGATGAAGTCGAGATCGAAGTGGCAGCGCAGTCGAAATGCCCGGTCTACAAGACGAAGGCGTTCCGTCTCAAGCCGACTCGCGAAGGACTGATGTTCAACGCCGAATTGCCCACCGATCTCGACCAGCCCGCGCTCATGTAATCAACCGCAACCAATCATCAGGAATTATTCGATGGGATCATTGAACAACGACACATTGACCACGATTCAAGAGACAGCCATCAAGTCATCTGGCGCGGCAGGCAAGGCCGTGGTCTTGGAAATTCCGGGACAGCCAGCCCACAAAAAGGCAATTATCGACGCCGCCGGTAAGCTGACGTGGATCGACCTTGAGCCGATCTGCCGCCAGCACACGATCGTCACTCTCGATGAGTGTATCGAATTCATCAACAGCAAGGGTGGCGAGACGACCGTTGTCTGGTTCGATCGGACGGGCGTCGTGGTCGTACTCGACGACAATACGCGGCGCGACATCGCCACTATGAAATTCACGCTCACCCCCGAGATCGTCAAGCTGGCCGAAATCGAGAAGTCGAAACAGCGGTTCAATCAACGCGACTTTCGGCGGCTCTTGCGGATCGACTTGGGAAACTGCCGCATGGATGACGTGCTGCTGAATTGGGTTTCGAGCGTAAAGTTCAACACGTCGGCTTCTCAGGGCGGCGTCATCAAGCAGGGCAAGGAATCTCTCGGCTCCGACATCGACGACGCGGCAATCAGCGACCTCGGGGAATGCCCTGAAGAAATCGGCTTGCAGGTTCGCGTGTTTGACGATCATCGCCTCAAGGACAAGTGCGGCGTGAAGTGCGCCGTCGAAGTGTTCCTGCGCGAAGCTGAATTCACACTGACGCCTATGCCGCTGGAGATTCACACGGCGATCGAAATGGAACTGGATGTTGTGGCCGAAAAATTGCGGTCTGGCGTCAAGGTTCCCGCGTTCCGAGGCCGTCCATAACCGTATTCGAGTCGTCCGAGACGTGTGTTCTCGGGTATCGCGGTGGATTAGTAACCCATCGCATCGAGACGCCCGCCGTCAGGAATAGCCCGGCGGCGGGTTTTGAAACCACTGAACGGAATGGAATCCAATGCTCTGCTTAAAGCGTCGTCGCATGTCGCACACGTTCATCGAAGTCCCGCCATCAGAGACACCGACGACCATTGAAATCGTCATCAACGAGTGCGGCTTATGGGGCGTCAAGCTGGGGATCATTGCTCCCCGTGAAGTCGAGATTGCCCGAGAGGAAGCGATTAAGCAGGTGCCGTCATGCTGATACTGATTGCTATTTCCGCTCTGTCGTTTGGGTTCATCGTGGCCGTCTGCTGGGGGGAAACATGAGCGACAACTGGCTTGAAAACCTGAAGCCCGGCGATGAAGTCTGCGCTGATCGCAGCAGGATAGTCAAGATTGCCAAGGTGACGAAGCTCCACGTCATCACAGAAGGCGGCTCGAAGTGGGGCAAGCGTGGTGGGTATCTGGTCGGTTCTACTGGATGGGACCGATCTTGGATTCGAGAACTCACACCTGAACTTCGCGAGCAAATAAATGTCGATCTGGCACGCGAATCAATCGAGCGCATCAAATGGAAAGAGCAGCCGTGCGAATTGATTCTGGCCGTAGCAACGCTGATAACGCGAGGCCGCAAGTGACTGACAACGCTTGGGGCTGGCTGATCGTAGCAGGCTGTTTCATGGCACTCTGGCTCTGGCCTTGGAAGGAATCCGAGATGAACGATGCCGAATCGAAGTCTGTTCGCAAGGGATTGAAGCGTGCCAACAAGGCCGTCGCCCGAATGCTGTTCAGGCAGTTCGGACGGCGCGGTTTGGCGATTCCGTTCCGGGCGCGGTTCGACAATGCCGAAGACTTCGAGCCGTGGAATATCGAGATCGGAGGCTACACCTGGGAGTGCATCGACTACCACGGATCGACGCCGGAGGCAGCCGTGGAATCGTTTCGACGGCATGGAATGGGGCTTGTGAGCGTCAGGCTTATGCAGGGGGAGCGGTCGTGACGATCTACGTCTGCTCTGCCTGCTGCGCAAAGCACCAATACGATCCACGAAAGCGTGAGGACAAGCCGGGATGTCAGCGCTGTGGGTCGAAGAAAATCAGGAAGGAGTCGGCGAAGTGAACGGCAACTGCGGCGTGATAATCGAGGATGAAGACCGCGGAGTGATTTACACGCTCGACGTGAACTTTGACGCTCACGCGGAAGAACCCAAGACCCACGAATATCCCGGCTACCCGGCGTACACGGAAATAAACACGGTGAAGTGCCGCAACATTGGAGTGATGAGCGGCGACATCGAGACGACGGCGCACATTCTGGACGGCAACGAGATTGCGATCGGATCGTGGGCTATCGAAACGTATACGAAGGAAATCGAGCGACAAGTTGAAGAACACCTGTCGAAATTGGACGAACGCGAACCCGAATACGATGAGGAAAGGAACTGGCCGAGATGAACGCCAAGACTTTTGAAATCCGCGACTCGATGACGTTCATTCCCGTGCTGGCCGTCAGGCTTTGCCCGGAAGACGAACGCGACCGCTATCTGTTCGCGCGTGCTGGATATGGGTTGCGACCAGAAGACCAAGAGCAATACGTCGGAATGGCGCGAATCGACGGCGGCATCGGCAAGTGGACATCGGACCCGTTTGAATGGTGCGACGGTTCGCGGACGCTCCAGGTTGCCCACCAATTCATTACCGACAACTGGAACACGCTGCGTTCTGGGGACGTTGTTGACGTGCAGTTTATCCTTGGCGAGACCACATCGCCAAAGGTTTCGGAATCGGAAGTTTGACGCACTTCAGTACACCTAAAGGGGGACATTATGCAGGTCGAAACATTTGAATGCCAAGAGACCGCCGCAGAACCGATCGAGGCCAGCGAAGAAGCCATTGCGATCATCCGCGCCATGGGACTCAAGGGCCAGGAACAACTCGTATCACCGTGTCAGCGATCTGGCCGCGAAACACGTTCTCCGTACCGACTGATGACGGCCGAAGAACGGTTCGTGTATCTCACACTCTGCCCCGAGCGCACGAAGATCGAGGATTACGCAGATGGACCGATTCCGCTGCGAATTCTCCAGATCGGTTCGCATGCGAAAGAGATCGGCGTCGGCGAGATGTTGCAGGTCTGGCACAGGTCCGTTCCGGCAGTCAAAGACCCCGTTCTGGTGGCGTCCGGCGAAACATACTTGTCGAGCTACATTAGCTCGTCAACGAAGTTCTGGATTCTCGGGCGCTGGGGCGAGGAACTGGAAGCGTTCTCGACGCTCATCAATCGCGCCGTAGTCGTCGCCCGCGAGCGCCTGATTTACGAAGCGGCGCAGATGACGCACAAAGCCGAAAACATGACGTTCGGCGAAATGGTGAAGATCGGTCCCGGCATCAATATCGAGATGAAATAGCCATGAAACAGCCCACACTCTTGGACCCGCGCCCAGCGGAATACACGATCCCGGAAGAACCCGCGCCGACAGACACCGCTCTTTCTGTTGTCGAGACGCAGCCTCCCGCCCTGAAGGACTTCCGCCAGCAATTCTTGATGGCTCCGGTCGCCGTCATGCAGGCCGGTCTTGCCGAGTACAAGGAGCGCCGCGAATCGTTCCGCGAATGGCTCAAATCGCAACTAGTCGAGGGTGTGCATTATGGGTATCCGCCCGGATGTGAGCCAAAGTATTGCGACCAGAATGGCCGACCATGTCCCGAGTCGGAAGCCTGGGGAACCGTGGATAAAAAGAACAACGTATTGGCGCTTTCTACATGGACCCCCAAGCCGTCATTCTACAAAGCCGGTGCCGACTTCGTTTGCGATCTACTGTGGGCGCGTGACGAATACGAAGCCGACATGAACGCCTGGGAGCAACTCGGAAAGCCTGTCGGGACGTTCGTGTTCCGCTGCCGGCTGCTTTCGAGGGCTACGAATGAAGTGCTCGGCGAAGGGCGCGGCTGTCGTCGCATCAGCACGAACCGCATGACCGAACAGGAAAACGGGGCCATTAAAATGGCCAAGAAATCTGCAAAGGTCGATGCCGTGCTGAACACCTGGGGACTCGCCGATTTGTTCACGCAGGATATCGAGGATGGCATGGGACCGGAGAAGCGCCCGAGTCCCGAAGCAGACCCGAACGCAGCCACCGCCCAGCCGCGCGGCGAGCGTGTCACCGCTGCCGAGATCGAGGCCATTGTTGACCGCTGGAAGAGGTGCGTTGAACCGGGGACCGCAACGGCACCAAATTGGAAGTCGTATGTGCTGACGTGCTCGAAAAGGGAGTTCGATCCGCTGAAGGCACCGAACTGGTCAAAGGCTGACTTCGACGCGGTTGATGAGGCGTTGAAAGCGAGGGGGGCATGAGCGTCGAATGCAGGTATTGCAATGGCAGCGGCAGGCTATGGACGGCGTGTTGCAATGGAGCCGACGGATGCCCATGCGAAGGGCGGGAAATCGAACTTGGCGCATGCCGCGTTTGCGAGGGAATCGGACAACTCGATTCAGATCCGAATCTCAAATGGCAGGACAACCCCAATCGAGCCGTGATTTTGTCGCACTGCCACGGCGCTGGATTCATCGGCAACCCATACGGAGTCTCACGATGAGCGGACCCGAAGACAATCCCGCAGATGACGTTCAGCCCACGAAAGAGGAATACGAAGCGTGGGAGAGCGAATTGCCGCCGCTGACGGAACCACCGAAAAGGCGAGTTCGCATGACACGCCCAACATCAGACGGAAAGCCACGGGAGGACGAACGATAATGCCGCATACACCGGAACCGTGGATCAACGATGACGGGCTTGTCGCCGGCCGTGAGAGCCGCGAGCGGTTCCAGCCCGGAGCGTCACACGACATTTTCGACGCCCACGAATGGCCAGATGAACTGCTCGATGAGGCTCTGGCGAATGCCGATCTTATCGCGGCCGCGCCCGATCTGCTGGCGGCAGTCGAAGCTGTGCTCGCGATTGGCGGCGGCGTGAATCGAACCGATCCTCCGAGAAAATTAGATGAGGCCATGACGTGGCGACAACAAGAGGATCTTGTTGCAAAAATGTGTGCCGATGCTGCTGCGAAAGCGAGGGGACAATGAAGCGTTTCGACTTAGTTGGCGGAATGATGCGAGAGGCTGCTGACGGAAACTACGTCCACTACGATGGCGGTGGCCAGTGGATGGACTGCACGGAATCTGAAATTAAGCGGCCTGAGTACCTGCTGTCTCATAATTCGCGCCCGCTCGCCGACTTCATTCAGGAATGGCTGGCGTCGAACTCGATTACGGACATCAGGACGATTTACCACAACCCGTTTCCGATCGGATTCGTGATGACCTGTATTGACAGATACGAACGAGCCGAGCAGCTACTTCGAGAACTCAAACCCGAAAGGTTCGCGCCACACACGCACGTCGCAGGAGACGGCGACAAAATCGACACCTGCAAGGCGTGCGGACATGACATCAGGAACGAGATCCATACACGTTTACGCAAGGCTATGCAATGACCGCTGAAATGTTCGTCGAGCCCGATACGCTCGCGCCCGTAGATCGCTCCACGCTCGAAACCTGCGCCGAATGCCCGCGACAGGCGAGGTTCATCGAAACCAAGGCGGTGCTCAACGTAAACGGCTTCATGTTCAGTGGCCAGGAATGCCATGACGCCATCGGCGAGGTCATCACCGATTACGTCGAATCCCGCGGTCAAACCGGATTCAAGGATACGCAGGAACTCTTGCTGCAACGACTGTCGGCGGCGCGCCCGGACGTGCAACCAGACGTTATCAAAGCCGTGGAGAGGTCGGCGTATTCGATTTCTAAGTACCTGCACGAAATTCACTGGCAGAATATCCGCTGCTGGGACGGCGGGCGCGGGGAACATTCCAGCCAACTGGCGTATGACTTGGAAGAATTCGGGCTTACCGTGACTAGCGAGCTCGATTTGCTCCACGACTCGGAATCGTCGGAAGTTCTCACCGAAGTTGACTTCAAATCCGGATTTCAGTTGTGGCGGCACGGCGATGTGAAATCCGCGTTCCAATTCCAGCTTCACGCCCTGCTTGTCGCCGCGAAGTTCCCGACGATCAAAGCCCTTGAAGTTCGCATCTGGAACACCAGACTGAACTCACTGACGTACCCCGTGCTGTTCAAGCTCGACTCCGAGTCGCTGTATCCGATCAAGTATCGCGTGCGGAATGCGGCGTTGGCCTATTTCAAGACCCGCGACAAAGCCCCGAACGACTGCGAAGCGTGGGCGCTTGTCGAGAAATGCGAAGCCTGCCCTGCCGCTCATCTGTGCGATGCCAGCAAGTTCCCGTGCGACGAATCACCCGAGCAAGTCGTTGATAAGATCGTGGCCCTCGAAGCGCAGGCGAACGGGCTGCGGAAGGTCGCTCAGAAGTTCGTGAAGGACTCAAAACAAGAAATCGTAACTCCCAATGGAAATGCGTTCGGCCTGGACCGCCCGAAGCGCAAAACGTCACCAAAGTTCGAGGTCTATCAGTTGAAATCCAAGTCTGAAGAATCCCCAACCGAAGGAGAAACCGAATGAGCGACAAGACTGAATCCAAACCGTCCACGATGCCGCCAGTCGCCAGCGTCGATGCCCAGGACACCGCCATGAAGCTCCGCAAGCTCACGCTCAAGAAGCTGAACGAACTCACGCCGGAACTGCGGTCGTGGGTCGTGGCCTGCCTCGCGGATGACATCGCGAAAGCGAACGGCTGATTTCCGATACCGTCACGGAACCGACATCATGCAACTCGCAATCAACTTCGACAGGCCCATACAGCCACGCGACCCGCACATTGACCCGCGAGACGTGCCGCGCGTGTCGAGGCAGTGCAGGCTGATCCTGGAGAGGCTGCGTGTGGGACCGGCGACTAATGCAGAGCTTGTCGGGATCGCCATGAACCTTACGGGGAGGATCAGCGACCTGCGCGGCGCGGGGTACGTCATCGTCGGGAAGCGAATTGAGGGCGGTCTTTGGGAATATAGGCTGGGAGATGTACAGGAGAAGGGGAATTCATGCTTCACATCCTCTTGTCCAGGCTGCATTCTGGAAAGACAACAAATGTGAGATTGTCACTCGAATTCACAAAGTCCCAATGGACCGCTTTGACCAAAAAGATAGTCTCTGAACTGAACGAAAGGGACTGACATACTTGAAGCAGAACCCCAACAAGGAATTACGAGAATGGCAATCACCTACCTGAACCACGAAGTTGTGTTGCATGACATGGGAAACGGAGTGGGCATCAGCGTCAAAGGCGAAATGGTGGAAGGCGAACAACTGAACAGACTTGTGGAATGGATGAATAATTCGACTTCGTTTTGTCAGGGAAAAATCGACATTCGCAACGTCATAGCCCCAGAGCCCGCTCCGCGAGATTCAATGTAAGTTCTGCTTCAAGTATGTTAGTGCCGAACGAAAAGTAGCACGGATGGCGAATTACATCGAATGGTCCAAGGGGCTCGCGGATAAGCGCGAGACGGTCATTATGGCCGCTTCTCTGCGGATCGACAGGCACGAGGCCGCTGGTCGTCTGATGAAGTTTTGGGAGTGGTGCGATGAGAATGTGCCAGAAGAGGTCATCGACAAGGACACTGGGGATGCTGTCATTGTTTTGTCACCGAATCGCGGTGACACAGAAAAGTTCATAGATCAGGTTGCGTGCATAAAAGGGTTCTCGAAGGCAATGGAAAGTGTCGGCTGGATTGTTCACAAGAGGTCGGCAATCGTGCTTCCAAACTACGGCAGACACAACGGGTCAACTGCCAAGACTCGCAACAGAAACACGAGAAATCAAGCAAAAAGGCGAGTTCCGACTGTCACTAATTTGTCACCGATTGACGGTGACAAAAATGCGACCAACGGAACGGAACATAACGTAACTAAACAAAAATGTACGAACGAACGTTCGTCAGAGAATAATGGGAATGAAAAACGAGGTCCGTGGGAGTTCGAGATACCGTTCTTGTCGAACGTCGTGACAGACCATTTGAAGGACGATGCGGCCATTTGTTTCATTCACAGGAATTGCACGTCACAAGTCCCAGCCGCTGTTTCTCCAGATGAGACTGGACTCACGAAAATGTTTGCGTGCGCAGTCATTGGGATTCGAGGAAAGACGAATCCGTTAAACCTTTTCAAGTCGCTCGTCTCAAATCCATCCAGCACGACGATCGTCGCCGAAGACATGCGGCGCGCCGAATCTCGACTGAAAAAACACCGAACCTACATCCGCGAGAACCCTGGAATTTATGAATCGAAGTTTACTCCGCTTTGCGACGAGGTGCCGCAATGACCCTCCGCGAAGAATACGAATCCGGTTGCACGATCCTGTGCCTCGCCATTCGCCACAAGACGCATCAGCGGGCGATTCAGGATGAACTCAAGCGTCAGGGCACTCGGATGCGCCCACGTAGCTATCCGCGTGACTGGAAGGCTGAAAACAACGATCAGATCCTGAGACTGGCCGAGCGCGGGCATACGAAACAGGAAATCGCGCACGCCATCGACTGCTCGGTGCAACACGTCGGGCGCGTGCTTCGGAAGAACGGAGTGTTCGCATGACCCAACAGCAAATCCTCGCCTTCCTGTCCTCCCAAAAGTCACCGCTGACCGACCGGCAGATTACGACACAGAACCGCCTGAACATCCTCGACGCCGCCGACTGCGAGGGTAGCCTGTTGACGATGCTTTACGCGGGATGGCTGTGTGAACCGAATGGAGAGTTCAACGGCTGGCTGATAACTGACGCGGGCCTCGAAGAGTTGAAGCGTTTGTCGAACGTGAAGCCGGAAAAGAAACAGGCGGCGCTGTTCTAACCAACTCCCGCCGTCCACATATCACAGAGATCATCAAGGAACTCGGGGAGATCGTGACGTGAGCAAGACATTCGATGACGTGATTCAATACCTGAAGCATCGCGCCGATTTACACGACAGCGATTGGGATAAAGAGCCCGATCTGGAAAAGGGCGTGATTCATCTTGCGTGCGAACGGGCCGTAAAGTCTTGCATTCGCGGATTGAAGGCTATGAAGAAGCGCGGCAAGATCGACAAGGACTCCGTATCGTGAGCCAGAACTACCCGTTCCACTGCGGGACACAGTACATGGACTGGGAAGAGTCGAACTGCGGCCGGTGTCGCAAGGCGTCGTTCGGCGAAGGGCTGCCGACGTGTCCGCTGCAACTGGCATTGATGACGGCGTGTTTCGGCGACGGCAGCGTCTCGGATGATATCGCCGAACGTATCGGATTCACGGAGCACGAAGGCCATTACTGCTGGCCGTGCAAGGAACTGGACGACGCGACTAGGCCACAGACGATCAAGCCGTTGCTAAACCAGATCGAGATGTTTCAATGACTACGGGAGTTAATCGGATGACCACAACAGAAAAAATCGCGTTGATTCCTGAAGCGGATCTGCGGATGGCCACCGCAGAACTCATTGATGCCGTCAAGGCGCAGGGCTATTTGCCAAAGCTCGGGGGAGCGCCGATTTCAAAAGCACTCCGCGCATTCGAGCCGTCGCCGATCGACATTGGGAGGGATGCACTGAAGGCGGCGGGACTCGTGCGCGTAAATGGAACTAGGTTTCACAGTGACGGTTCAATTTGCTTTTCAACGTATGGCACTAACTGCGAATTCTGGAATCTCCCGGAGTCAGCGACATGAAGCGCACTGCCTTCAAACAGACGCCACCCAAACGTCTGCCAGCCGCGGAAGCATTCACGTATCACTGGTACGGCGAAGAATTCCCATACGATGAAATCGGCCGCTGGATGGGTTGTCGCGTGCGGGATGGAAAGTTTCGGATGTTCGCCGAGCGGCTGGATATTTATGGCAATCTGCAACGGCACCACATTGTCCGCGTGGGGCGCAGGAGACATCTTCGCAGCGTACTCATCGTAGTCACGGAAGAGAATCGCCACTGGGTGCAGTCGGTATGTCCGAACGAGGGGCTTGTGGCGTGCGTACTGTCGAAGCTCAGAAAAATGGAGTCGCTTGGCGATCCGGCGGAATTCGATCTTGATGAGGTCGCTCTGGCGAACGGCGGCAAGTCGGTCAAGGCGGAAATCGAGGCGTTTGTGTTTGAAGAAGAGCGCTGGAGAACATGGCAAGAGGAAACACTGGAACGGCTTGGAAAGTTGGTGACGACGTGAACACAGAACAGGCAACTGGCGTTACTCCAGACGACATGATCGCTGCCGGGTATGTGCGATACGATCAGAGCGGACCTTGCCATAAGCACGCCGACTGCATTTATTCCACGACGGTTCGCGGCGAGGGCAAGAAACTGTATTTTCTGCACGCCTACTATTACGACCGCACCAAACGATCCGGAGACGAGGTATTCGACTGGCCGCATGGATGGGTTGTCGAGGCTTGCTTTTTCCTTGAGGACGGAACGTATTTCGATGTGGGCCACAACAGCCTGAACGAACTCGGCATCAAGGAAATGGAACGCTTTTATGCCGAGATTTACGAAGTGTTGCATTGTGTTCCGGACATCCACAACAACGACTGAGTGAAATCAAGGCGGGAAGGAGAATCGAAGCCATGAAGAAACCCAAGACACCGAAGCCGATCAGGGGATGGTGCGTTGTCGGCAAATATTCAGGTATTCACTGGAGCACGTTCGCATTAACGCGAAAGGAGTCAATCAGCGTCGGGGAACAAAACAACTGCGGCGTCTGGAGTAATATGCGCAAGAACGGATTTTCCGTCCAGCAATTCGATCTGGTCCCCGTCAAGGCTAAGAGAAAGGTGAAGCGATCGTGAGCGATCAAGGCGTGTCGATCCCGTTTTTTTGTGCCGCAATCCGCGTTCTGGAAAGGGAGCACGGAAAGAAAATGGTTGGTGAAAATGCGGAAGAATTCAGGGCTGCTTTGGCTCGCGCCGAAGCAATCATGAAGGACTGGCCACCTGCCGAAAAGAAGCGAAAGGCTAAGAAATGAGCGTCACAATCACACTGATCGAGAGGGACTACAAGCCGAAGCATATTGTTCTCGATCGAATTCCGTGCATCCATGAGGACATCATTCTGGCCGGCATGGAGTATCACATTACGTCGGTGAGGCACATAGCCGACTTAATTCCGGCGAGTGCGGAAGTCCGTGTGACGCGGTTTGGGAAGGGGGAACCGGAATGAGCGAGCATCAACGCTGGTTCTGGCGCATGGATTCACGGCAGCGGCATTGCACGCAAGGCACGTATGCCGCGGACTATTTCTGGAACGACTGATATGACCCAAACCCCCAACATACAAAAGCTGATAACGCACAAGATGGCGCTCATCATGTGCCCGGCAGACGCTGGAATCGGTGCCGCATTGAACTCACTGGCGAAGGCCGGAAACATCGGTGCCGTGTGTCGCGAGGCCACGGCATGGGTCGAGAGCGTGATAGCGTTGGTCAAAACAGCACCGGACAATCCGTACCAGAGTGACGACGAGATTGCCGGTGCGATACTCAAGGTACTTCAAGAGAGAAAGTAGGAGCGAGCGGTGGCTTCAAGAAAGTTTCGTGTCAGTAAACAGTGCTTTCATCCCGGCTGCGATCATTCGGCAATCTGGGAATTCGATTCGAGAAAGGCGTACCTGAACTCGCATGAATTCAGGTTGTACGAGAAGGGCCACGCTCCCTACTTCTGCGCCAAACACTCTCGCGGAAACGGCGTGTTATCGGCATCGAATCTATTCGCTGAATGGATCTCGGAACCTTCACGGCCAATGGAGAAATATCCAGAGGATCCGTACCTCAGTTTTGGTTCGCAGGGAATCATCTTCGGTCCCGGATTCGCTGCTGAAGGGTGCGACTTCCCGACTGGAACGCGAATCAAGGTGACTGCCGAAGTGCTCTTGCCGGAGACCGATCATGTGTGAATGCGGCTGCGTCGGCAACGACAATAAATACCTATTCCCCGGACCCGGCAATACGCACTACGTACTGACGCTTCACGGCGGCTGTATCGAATGCGAATCGCCTTCCGGGTTCACAATCGAGCGTGTCGATTCAACGAATGTGCTCTGGGAAGAGTTCAATCGCGGCGAGTTCTTGACTGGCAATCTGGCGTTCGCCAAGTGGCCCGACAGCGTGGGCGTGGCGTTCATCACCGGCATGTTGCGACCCGAATTCATCGAGGCCACGAAGTCGCACCTGATCGGCATCGACTCGAAAGACTTCGCTAACGACGCCGACAAACGCAGCCGTGATATCGACGAATACGGAGCCGAGGCGATCCTTGAAGAGATGTACGAAGACGCACAGACGAAACCCCGATTAGTGGAGCCCAGCGATGGCACTATCTAGAACAAATTGGTGGCCGAACAAATCATGGGAGTGGTGGCAATGACCATCGTCGAATCCCAGTCCGATTCCCTGATCCATCTGACTACACCAGGCTCGACAACAGCCCTGTGCGGCAAGACATGGCATCGCCCGCTACCGCACATCCCGCTGCACCTGTTCGGCGTCGTCGAGCTGCTGGAAGACGGCACGCCAGACATGCCGTGGTGTCCAGCGTGCACGCGGAAGCACAGGCCGAGCGGAAACGCTTTGTATCACAAGCACCTGAAGACGATGCGAGAAAAGGGAGTTGTGCAGTAATGCCCGGACGAATCGTGATGAAGGCCCGCTGGAAGAACGCCAGCCGCAAACGCGGGGAAATGAACAAGCTCGAATTAGCCTACAGCCAAGAGCTTGCGTATCGAAAACAGGCCGGGACCATCGTTGATTGGCGTCACGAACTATTTAAGCTGCGGCTGGCGGACAACACGACATTGACGGTTGACTTCGTGGTGTTCACAAATGACGGGTTCATCGAGCTTCACGATTGCAAGGGGAGCTTTTTTCCTGAACACAATAAAATCAAATGGAAGGTCGCAATTGAGCAATGTCCGTGGTTCACGTTCGTGCTGGTGCGCCAGAGAGCCAAGAAAAACGGCGGCGGATTTGAGTATGAGAGGTTTGAATGAAGGATGCCATTTTTAGGCACTGACATACTTGAAGCAGAACACGGAAAAACATGACGCAAAATGAAACACTAACCTTTGGATCACTGTTTGCAGGAATAGGAGGATTCGATCTTGGACTTGAACGCTCCGGGATGCGGTGCCGCTGGCAGGTCGAGATCGACCCGTTCGCGCAATCAGTCATCGCAAAGCACTGGCCAGACGTTGGACAATGGGACGACGTGCGCACCTTTCCGCCGCATCCCGCCTCCGATTGGGCCGTCGATGTCATTTGCGGCGGATTCCCGTGTACAGACATCAGCCAGGCCGGAGGTAAGTCAGGAATTGATGGAGAAATGTCAGGACTTTGGGCCGAGTATCGGAGAATCATTCTCGAGATTCGACCCAGAGTCGCGATTGTGGAAAACGTCTCAGCGATCACTTCTCGAGGATTGGATAGAGTTCTCGGGGATCTGGCCGAGATCGGGTTTGATGCGGTCTGGCACTGTATACCGGCTACGGCCGTTGGCGCGCCGATTGGAGGATGGGGACGAGATCGGATCTGGATTGTGGCCGTGCCCAACAGCGGAGGATGCAAGCGGCAGGGGCTATCACGGGGATTTGAATGGAAAGTATTACGCAGCTTTGCCGGGAGCGGTGGCGGTGTCGCTCGGCTACCCGATTCAGCATCCGATCACTGGGAAAATGAACCCGACGTGGGTCGAGTGGCTGTTGGGGTTCCCGACAGAATGGACCGCATCAGGTGTCTCGGAAACTCGGTAGTTCCACAAGTTGCGGAATGGATAGGACGCCGCATTTTGCAACACAAATGAAAGTTCTGGTTCAAGTATGTCAGTACCTTACGATGACATCAAGCAGGCGATTAGTGACGCGCCGCAAACATTCCTGCCTGCATTATTGGCAAATTGTGTCGAGGCGTGCATCGACAAGAAGGTATTTCGTGACAACTCGTCAATTGAGAAATTCGTATCCAGTGTGATTCAAAAGACCGTATTAAATCGGCGAGCAAGTCGGTCTATCCAGACACTCGACGGCGATCCAGCCGGTTAAACGCTAACTTATCCGGAGAGCGGATATGACTGAACGCGAAATGGTAGACATGATTCGCGGCGACAGAAAACAATTGGCAGAGGCCAAGCGGTTGCGAAATCGAAGGCTCTATAACGAAATTGCGGAACGAATCGCATTCAACAAGTCACTTTCGTGTGACGGCAAGCTAGACAAATCTCGCCATCGTGAATTACTCGAAGCGATGAAGTTTGATTACGCCACCCACGACAACCCACAGGAGTAACCAATGCCTACCGCGTTCCCGTCCGCCGATCGGCGAATACTCGACAAAAGCGATTCCGAAAAAGCGGCGGCGTGGAGCGATGTGTTCGATGCCATTGAAACTGCATCACCAGGTTGGTTTATGGCTGAACCGATCGCTAGCGGTAGAGACCGTGCCATCGAGTTCATTAAGCAGGCGTCCGCCGATCGGCAGGAAGTCGAGCGGCTACAAGGACAAATGATTGAACTCGCAAAGGATGGTGCGGAAGAACGGATGCGGCTGGGCATTGAGATCAAGCGGCTGCGTCAGGTCGCTGAGGAGTGTGAGGGGAAGATTAGGGAAATCGTTGACTGTTGGGCGATCTTTGAATCCGGAACACAGTCAAGATCGCTTCTCGCAATCTCCGACCGACTCGCAGCGGTGCAGCCTGCCGAGAGCCAGACCGAAACCCAAGAGATCAAGAATGATCCGGAAACAATGGCCGCATTGAAGCGGAGTGACGAAGACGTGGCCGCTGGTCGAGTCGTGCCGTTCGAGGAGGTCAAGAGGCAGCTTGGGATCATGCCATCCGCAGAACGACTCACGGCGGTGCAGCCTGAATACCCTGTCGCTGACTTCATCGCACCGATTTCGATGGAGCGGCGGAATTCCAAGAGCGTGCCACGCGCTGCCGGAGAGACGCTGGCCGATGCGCTAGAGGCAGCCTACATAGAGGCTGAATCAAAGGGCGTTGTTTTTATCAGCACGTTGCGTCCGATTTTGGCGCGTCACCTCGCCGGCCTCGAACTCCCTCCAGCCGTTCCCGCGGTGCCAGTCTCATCGTGGGAGCCTGCGGCTGCGATATGCGAGGATGTAGCCTTGCGAACGTCTATCAATCCGAGAACCCTCTTGCGAGAAGCCGCCGCGGAGATCCGCAAGCTGCCGGTCGCGGGCGGGAAGCGGAGCGAACAGCGTTGGGGAATCGTGCGAGACGGAAAATTCGTGTGCTTCAAGGGCATGGCGTGTAATGATCCGTCCGCATTGATAACGCTGTCGTGGGATGATCCCGCAGCCCCGGAGCCTGCGAAGGAGCCGTTCGACGTGAAGGCTGCGCGAACTCGTCTCGGCGACGAATACGAGCGCGGAAGCATTCAGGGAATGGCGGAAGTCTGCCAAGAGGCATTTGCTGAAATCGAGAGACTGAGATTGAATACCCCTTGACCCGCGAGCAGGCTGTCCTAGGCCACCGCGCTCAATTAGGAATCCGTTGAATGACCGCCGAAGTCCCGGTTATCAGCCAGCGCAGCTTCATGCGGCGTGCGGAAATGGGCAGCGGGTTGAGGTTTTTTTAGACGACAATCGAGTCAGGGATGCACGAGTATCCGGCAGAGAAACATTGACTTTCGCTTCCCAAAGTGCGAAGCTAGCCGTCGATTCCAGAGTTATGACAGCTCTAAACAGGTGCCAACGATGGCCCGAACACTCGCGCAATATCCCGATTCCGTCGATCCCGATGAGGACGACGACGACACGGACGTTGACGCTGCGCCCATCCAGAAGGTCTATCGCCAGACGTTTCAGGATGGCCAGAACGAGCGCGTAACCGTCATGCGTCAGAGATACCGCAAGGGGCTGGACCTGTTTACCGGGAAGCCACTCGACGCCAAGGCGAAGTCCGAGTTGCGAGAAGTCAGAGCCAATCATTGCGGCGGGAATGCGCCGCGAAACAAGCCGCAAAGGACTGCATGAACCATGCCGCAAGACTGGTTTCAGATGGTGATTACGGTCGGAGGGATCGTGGTCGCCGCCATCGTGCAATCATTCTGGATTGGCAAAAAATTCGGCGACTTACGGTCTGACATCCGATCGCTGGCAGAAGAGAACGAACATTGCAACAGGGATCGTCACTCGATTCGCGGGCATCAACAGGCAATCAGCAGCAAGGTTGAATTGCACTCGATCGAATTGGCGACACTGAAGGCGCAGGCGCCGACGTGGCGGTTGCACAAAGAAACCGGAGGCGGATCGTGAGTCAGTGGTTCGATTTTGGCTACGGCCCGAAAGAGTTCAAGCGTGATGTTCACGTCGCTTGGGTCGTCGTGTCTGCCTACCTGATCGTCAGGTTGCCGCAGTGGCAATCGTTCACGCCCGAGAAGTTCAAACAGGATTGCATCGACCTCGCTGTCATCGCGGTCGTCGCCGTGCTCAAAAGCTGGTCGATGCGGACGCCGACCGATCAGCCGTCATCGAATGTTCCTCCGGGATAAATGCCATGACCAAAACTGCTCCAGAAGTCGCATTGATTATTGCAGGCATGATTTGCCTTCATGCTGGCGAGGAAATCTCGCTGAGTGAAATCAAAAAAAGACTACAGAAGATTGAGTATTCTGTAGTCGCAAGTGCGCATGTTCCGCTGGCTGCCGAGAAGATGCCCGCTCACGCCTGGGCGACTGCCCGCATGGAGAATGGCCCCTATTGGTGTTCAACGACGTCGATCAGCAAGGGACCGAAGTACGGCCTAGTGCTCGGCTGCGGCCATTGCGTTGACGGGCATGTCGGCGGCGTGTGCACGCTCAATCGGCCGGACGGGTCGAAGTGCAAAGCCGAACTGATCGACTTCCATCATCAGGCCACGGAAGACGACGCCGATTTGTCGTTGTTCAGGATTGCGGCGTCAGACGTGATTGCCTTCACGCAAGTCCCGGAAGAAATGCCCAAGGCAGCGCCGATTTCGTACGACGTTATCGGCTATCCGCGGGGGCAGGGGCCGATCTATTTGCCGCTCGATACGCCGGGCAGCTATGGCAAAAAGATGTGGACGTTCCGCGTCAAGGGCGGGAAGGTGAATCACGGGAATTCAGGTTGCGGCGTGTTCGTCAACGGCATGTTGTGCGGCGTCACGCATGGCGGGAACTCGGTTCCGATGAAGGCCGTGCCGCTGTCTGGTCAACTGATCGGCACGCACGTATTCTGCACGAACCACGAACAGATCAAGGTGTTTCTGAAGAAGAACCGGAAACACTTCGATGATTCGGGTAATCCGTTCTGCCCTGATGGGAAGTGCAATCCGCCGTCAGGATTCAACCCGACTCCGAATGTACCGCTGCCGCCCAAGCCGGAAGGAATTGACGATCCGCCAGCATTGGTTCCGGTGCCCGATCCGAAGTTCGCCGAAGTGCCGCCCCCGATTCCAGAGCCGCCCTACAACGGCAAAGGCAAGCCGCCCCCCGATCTACGAACGCCCCGCGAACGCTCGGCAGCGATCGACCTGTTGCGCCACGAACAACTCGACGCCAGATTGAAGGCCGTGGAAGCGGCACTCGCCAAACTCCCGACCCATAGCGACCTCGCCTCGTTGCAGAGCCAGCTTGACCAGATCAAAGGACTGATTCCCGGTGGCTCCTCCGGTCCAGGCGATCGTGGTCCGCAGGGGCCGGCAGGGGCACCCGGTGCTCCGGGCATCGCTGGCAAGGATGGGGCACCCGGAAAAGATGTTGACCCGGCAGTGCTGGCAGCCATTCAGTCACGATTGACGGCGGTTGAAACCTTTCAGAAGAACCTCACGGGAGCACGACTTTCAGGCAACGTGCGAACCGTTCCGAAGCAGACCGCGGCGGTGTCGCCGTAGTATTTTTTCCTCGTAGTGGAGACCACGAAGATGAAAGCCAAGTCGAAGTTGTTGTTTGTGTTGTCGTTATTGGTGGCGTTCTGTGCCGTGTGCCTTGTCACTGAAGACTATGGCAGTCTGGCGAACGTGCTGTGTGCCGCGCCCCTGATTGGTGCAACGATCGTCGATGACGTTGTTGCGGCACAGTTGAACTCGGCGATTGCCGCCGGAGTCAACACGAACATTTTGGGAGACGGACACGCTCGCGAACGCCTGCGAAGCTCGTTCGACCTGTTGAACCATTTCGCCAACGGAGCGATCGGCAACGTCATGTTGCAAGCCAGCCTGCCCACGCAGGACAGCGGCTTGAATGCGGCAATGCGGACGCCCGGCGATGTCGGTCAGACCGGGAGCATTATCCCGACTGGAGCGGTTGCCGGCGGCGGTGTGGCGGCAAGCAAGTAACCCCGTTTGAAAAGTAAGGGAGACCACGCCCATGCCAACCCAAACGGATACGACAAACCCCACGAACGCCGACAGACTTGCCGGCGTCGTGGGTTCTTTACAGGGAATTGTAGCCCAGTTGCCGCAGTTCCGACCGACAGACCAAGCCGCTCAAAAAGTGTTCGATGCGATGTTCGCCGATTCGCTGACGCTGGTTTCGATGCTCTCGGCAGCGGCTGCCGTAGATCAGGCTCGGATCATCGCAGCGGAAGCGGTTGTACAGACTGCCAAGGATCAAGCGGCAGTCAATGCCGATGCCTTGGCAGCACGCTCGAAGCTCCGCGACCAGACTGACGCCGCCATGCTTCAGGCTTCGACAATCCCTTTCGGGAAGGGGGTGGCGTGATGGCCAACGGACAAACAGCGCTGCCCCAAGCCGCCGTCGATGACTACTGGGATGTGAGCGTTGGCGAATACGCGAAACGACAGGCGTTGTTCACGGCTGCGGTGGCACAGGCATACGGATTTCCGGCCTCGCCACCCGGAGGAATTACCCGTAGCACGGTGACGAACCACAATTATGCCACGCCTGCACAGCCGGCCGCTGCGCCCACAACTCCGGCTGCCCCAAGTGAAACGACGCCGCCCTCAAGCACGTCACCTTCACCGGCAGCCGGGTTGTTATCGAGTCCTCTTGCCCAAGGGCTGCTGCTGGGCCTGGGCGGACCTGCACTGCTGGGGGCCGGTGCCCTCTTGCACAGTTCGGGGCTGTTCGGGAACAGCGGCACGCCAGCTACACCGCCGGTTGTGGCACCGATTCAACAGGCTGTTGACCTCGGGACGATTGGCCCCGATGGAAAATTTATCCCCCCCGCAGGAACCACGCCATGACCCCGAAACAATCCGAGCAAGCCCTCGCCAAGTCGATGGAACGGCTCGAAGCAGCACAGATCAACCTTCCCAAAACCTGCAAGGCATACTCCGACGCCCTCGAAGAACTGGCGAGTGCCATGCTCGACGTGGAAGAGAAGCAAGCGGCATTGGTGGCCGCGAACAGCAAGTGAGTACCCAGTCTGGAGCGCACGGACCCGCCAGTGAGCCATGCGGCAATCCGTGCAAGCCAGCGCATAACCCAAAAGGAAATTTCATGCGCAAACTGACAAACCACAAAGTCAACGGACTGAATGAAGCCATCACGATCACGGTCATGGATGAGCCGGGACCGGGCGGTGCGAATCACATCTACGTTGTTCGGGCTGGCGTTAAGCCGCGAGTTCGAGACGGCAGTAGTTACTATGCCGACGAACAAACGATTCAATTTCAGAACGGACCGATCGGCGAAGTCGGCGTGAACGGCATCAGCGGCGAGGCGCTCATGGCAATCCTCGAAGATCGGCTCAAATCATTCCAGGCCGGCCCCTACGCTTGCCGTGAGAATGCGCTGGCTCTGACGCATCTTCAAGAGGCGATGCACTGGCTGCATCACAGGACTCGGGAGCGAATGCAACGAGGCGTCGAAGGAACAATGGCGAAGTAAATCAGCGGCGTGAATCGTGGCGAGCCAGCACAATAATCCGCATCGGAGACTTCAAATGCAGCGATCGACCCTCTCTTTAATCGCCTTGTGCATGTTCATGATGCTCGTCGTGTCTCTGGTCATCGGTTCGGATTCGCACAGGTCATTCGATCCCCAAACCGGCGATGACGTGTTCTACATGCCGTCGAACCGCGAGAGCGACGTGGTGCCTGCCAAGGTTGTGGCAGCGACTCCCGACAGGATCAGGCTGGCCGTGTTCTTCAAGACGCGCGTGGAATTCATGTGGGTTGATCGAGAGGAGCGGCCAGGAGTTCGCGGGCATTGGCAGCGAAGTCCGCACTGGAAGGATGGGGCGTTCGAGAGGACTGGCAGATGATGGAAATCGCAATCGGAATCATCGGAGTCGGCTTGTGTCTCGCGCTCGCCGCGTGCATTGGATTTGCGATGGCCAAGATGTTGCTTGACCAGTGCTGGGATGACGACCCGAACGCGGCCGGGATGAGCGCGGAAGAGTGGGCTGAAATCAACGGTGAGGATAAGGATTGGTGATGAAATGCAACTCGAAACGATCAACAAGCTGTACTTGGAGCTGTCGCAGATTGCCACGGCGAAGACGGCAAGACAGCTTGAACTTGAGGCCGAAATCGGGCAGGCGCATCACATACTCGACCTGATGAACGTGCCGCGAGAATGTGATGATTCGGATGGCGGCAAATCGAAACTTACGCTTCTCGGAAGAATTTGTGAGCTACATCGGCCATGAACCCCGCCATCGGCATCATCGACGGAGCCTGCAATAAGACAGAGCGGGTGTGCAGCAAGTGCGGCAAACTGTTCATGTCGGACGGCTTGCGGCGTTGCCCGGCGTGCCAGTTCGCGACGCGCGGGATGGCCAATGTGAATCTGCAATCGGGCGAGCGGAGACGGGGGAAGAGGGAGAACGAATAGGCACATGGTATCGACCGACCGGGGGAAATAACCGACAGGATGTACGGGGCTCCCCCGGCGGTTAAGCACATTGAGGTGACGCATGGACGAACACCTGAAGCTGCACGCACATGACTCCCGTAAATGCTGCAATCCGGGGTGTCCGAACTCATCTGAACCGGGATTGATTGCCTGCCGGGCAGGTGGTAAGGTGCAGGGGTATTGCAGCATGGCGTGCTTGAGAAGCCATGCTGATTTAGTTGCCAGACACGCCCCCGATTTGAGGCCCGAGTCATGAAGACACAGATCATGGAGCACGTCGAACCGTGCCGTTGCAGGCGCGGGATCGTGCACGACGGCGAGTTATTCTGTTCGGCTTGCGTCGAGGATGCCGCAAGAAGGACGCAGCGATTCGAGAGGGAATATGTTGATCCCGAGAAGTCGAAAACGATTGGCCCGGAACGGTATCTGACGACGAGAAAGGTGACGTAGCGTGGCTCTTATCTGGGCGAATAGGGTAAGGGAAAGCACAGTCTCGACTGGCACAGGCACCGTGTCGCTCGCCGGAGTTCCCAATACGACTTTCTTCCCCTTCAGCGGCATCGGCAACGGCAACACCTGCAAATACGAGATCGACGACGGCGCTGGCAACGTCGAGATGGGGCAGGGCACGTATTCGTCGAGCGGAAACACCCTCTCGCGGGATTCTGTAGAAACCAGCAGTAACTCGAATTCTCTGGTCAACTTCGGGGCTGGAACCAAGACTGTTAGGCTGGATGTTCCGGCGTCGATATTCAGTGCGGTTCCAACGTCCGTTGTGAATGATACCAACGTCACTGGATCGCTGTCGGGGAACGTGCTGACGCTCGGATGGACCGGCACTCTGGCTGCTGGTCGCGTCTCAACTCTCAACCAGAATACGACTGGATCGGCAGCGACACTGACGACGCCGCGAGCGATCTACGGCAACAACTTCGACGGGTCGGCGGCGCTGGCACAGATCATCACGTCCGTTTACGGCGGCACGGGCAACGGGTTCACGAAATTCAGCGGCCCGGCGTCCAGCGAAAAGACATTCACGCTTCCCAACGCATCGGCCAATGTGCTTACGGATAATGCCGCGGTGACGGTCGCGCAGGGTGGTTCAGGCGCTGCCTCATTCACGGCCTATGCTGTCATCTGTGGAGGTACGACATCGACCGGAGCACTGCAAAACGTCTCGGGCGTCGGTACATCAGGGCAGTTGCTAACGTCTGGTGGGGCAGGTGCACTGCCGACATGGACAACGGTTTCGGCAGGAGCATCAGTCGGCAATCCGGGTGGCGGTGCACAGGTCAATCTGGTCGGAGCGAACGGTTCGGCAGCAACGGCGTTGCGAACCGATTGCGTGCTGATTCTAGACCAGACGATTGCCCCCAGCATGTCCGGGGCATGGACGTTTACCAACAAATCCGCCGTCACGATTACGCAGGCGGTGATTGCCACGGCATCCCCCGCATCCGCCCTCACCGTCACCACAGGAACACACACAGCCTTAACTGCTGGTAGCAACTTCATCGCCGGTCTCTTCGACGCTCTGACGAATCAGCCACAGTTCGCAACAGGTGCACAATCCGTCTTTACGCCGTGGGTCTTCAAAGGCTCGAAGCCTAAGTACGTGGGTGCCACTACCTGTGCCGCATTCTCAACCGTCGATATCAATAGCGCTGGGGATGCGACAGGGACGAATTGCACTGCAATCACGAACAACTACTTTCTGACTTGCGGTGGTGCGGCGAGTCCTGTGTTCAGCGTGAACAGCGTGGGTTCAGCTATAGTGGTAAGTGGTAGCAACGTGGCCAGCTTTGTTAGCACCGGAGTTTCATGCAGCAATACAGGTTCTGGAATTGCTAACGCATCCTTCGGTGTCGCAAGCCAAGGGACTGTTGCGGTTACTGCGGGTCACGGAAACCATACTATTACGGTCGGAATGGGAAGCATTTTTGGAGCACAATTAACAATCTACGGTTCTGGTATTACTGCAGCGCTCAGTGCGTTTTATTTAAAGGGCGGTGTATACATTGGCGGTACACCAGGTGATTGCATAATTCAAGCTGGTAATCCGGCATCTGTTGCTAATACGAACGGAGCAAATCTTGTACTTGCTGGCGGCGTTGGCACTGGAACTGGCGGCGGTGGTGACATCAATTTTCGGTATGCAGCAGTCGGCGTAAGTAGTTCGACGCCAAACACGCTCGCAACGTGCATGACTATTAGCGGGACGACTGGACTCGTCAGCAAGTACAACGCCGTCGCCACCGCAGGTCTTGGCGTCCCCGCAATCTACGGCCAAGGCCGTACGGTTGGTGCCACTGCTGCTGTCTCAAGCGTGGCATCCTACACGCTCCCGGCAACAGACGGAACTTATCGAGTATCGGCTAACGTGCTGGTCACAACGGCCACAACGCACGCATTTACCGTGACTGTGGCGTACACCAGCGAAGACAATACATCGCGTGTTCTGACGCTGCAATTCTCCAATCTGGCCGGCACTTTCATCACGTCTATCGCCAATGCGGCAGGCGCAGTACCATACGAAGGCGTGCCGTTACACATCCGCTGCAAAGCATCCACGGCCATTACAATCGCTTCCGCTGCGGGCGGTGTTTACACTGCGGTCGCGTACAACATCGAAGGAATAATCGAGCAGTTGGCTTGATGGTTCAACAGTTTACATCCCCGCTTGGAAATAACTTATGGCACTCGATCGACGTTCGTTCTTCGGTAAGTTCGCAGTGGCGTGCGGCTTACCCTTCCTGCTCAAGCCAGACACGGAAACTCACGGATGGACATACAAAGGGACGAGACACCTATGCGTTGGTCCGGCTACAGTGACCAACACAGCAATGTTCACGGTTGGAGGAGCTGCAAAACCAGTCGTTTCGTACCAGAGCACAGACTACACTGTCGGAGTCGCTGGCGTTCGCGTGCCGTGGACGTTCAATCTGCAAGACGGCCGAAAGATCGAACTCGACGATGATTTTCGGTTACTCAGCGGCGACGACATGACGCCAGAGCAGTCGAAGGAAGTCATCCAATTGCTGATTACCACGATTGTGAAAAGGTAGGACTATGGCAACATCAACAGCTACATTTACGATGGATTCGACTCTCTTCGGTCAACTCATCCAAGCCGCCTGTCGGCGAAATGGGTTTGTAAGTGGCGGAAATCAACTCATCGTGCAAATGCCTCCGGCTTGGACGGCGATGATTCCTGATCCAGCATGGCAACCGCTTGTCAATGGTGAACCAAATCCGACGCCACAAGGTCAAGTTGCCAACCCACAGACGCAGATTCAGTATGTCGAACAATGGCTGATCTACAGCGTGTTCGGCACGGTTATCGACGCCGATATTCATGCCGTTGGGGATGCCACTAAAATCGCTGCGGACGCCGCAGCAGAGGCGACGAACGAGGCGACGAGAGCGGCGAACGTGGCGGCTGCATTGGCTGCCAAGAATGCGTTGGTTCCGAGCGTCACAGTAGTAGTTCAATAGGAGAAACGATGCCGTTCGATTTATCACAGAAGATCGTGAACCGTGCCGGACAAGAGGTCGTCTATCCCAAATACGGCCGGAACGTGCAGCATGACGTGCTCTCGCTCATCACGGAAGCACTCTGGGAAGCCGGAGGAAACGACCTGAAAACAGCGGTCAAGATGGGCGTGTGTGCCGACAGATTGCAGCAGTCAGAGGATCGTGCTACCGTGGAATTGAGCGACGACGACATGTCTCTTGTGCGTCAGGCATTGCAGATTGTGAAGTACCCACCCTATCTGGCCGTGTCGATTTCCGCAGCGATTCCCAAGCTGATTGAGGGCTGATTGTGCTCGGTTTTGCGTCCATCGGTGAAGTGGCGATCTGCGAGTTGCCGGCTACGGCAGCGCCGCCGGCACCACAAAAAGGCGTCACGTTTCAGGAGCCATCCATGCAAGGCGCTGTGTTCTTTAACCCGCAGATGAAGTGACATCATGAGACTCTTCAGGTTTTTGTTCTCCGAATACATCGTGATTGCGGTCATTGTCGGGGCTGCCTCAGTGTACGGGTGGATCATGCAGGTGCCTGATGTTGACCGCACGCCGATTACCGAGGATGGGCTTGCCGAGATAGCCGAGATGCAGATGCTCATCAAGCAGAATCCAGCGGCCTTCTCGCGTCAGGAAAAGGAGAAATGGTCCGTTTCCCCGACTGAATAATGGCAACAACCACATACACTTCAGGTTCTGGTAACTTCACGGTTCCGGCTGGCGTTACGTCGGTTGTCGGTGAAGCGTGGGGCGATGGCGGCGGCGGCGGCGGTGGCGGCGGCGGCGGCGGTGGCGGTGGCGGTGGCGGGTACTGCAAAAAGACGTTGACTGTCAGTCCAGGCGATACGATCGCATATTCTGTCGGGGCTGGCGGATCTGCCGGTTCTGGCGGTGCAATTGGTACGCCTGGTGGAAATGGCACAGGCTCGACTTTTACGTACGCTGCTGTTGTCTATACGGGCGGCGGCGGCACTGGCGGCCATGCGGGCGGCGGGGGAGGCGGCGGAACAGGAGGTGGGGGTGGCACTGCCACGAATGGCGACACCAATACGATTGGCAGCACTGGCGGCAACGCATCTCTTGGAGTTGGCGGAACTGGCGGTGCCGGCGCTCCTCCGACTATCGGTAATGGCGGCGGTAATGGCGGCCCCACAAACACTGGTGGTCAAGCAGGAGGTCCAGGTCAGGTCAGTTTTACTTACGTGGCGAATACCGCACACGGTCAGTCTCTTCTCTTGGTAGGGGCAGGATAAATGGCCAATGACAGTCAAGCCAGCGCAGCGATCGGTGCCGGTGAAATCTTCAATACGACCGATCTGACGACATTCACGGCGGTGTCTGTCGATGCCAAGCTGCCGGGGTGTATGTTGTTCGCCACGGGCGGATCAGGCACAAAACCGACGCCGCTGTATCTCGGATCGGCGCTCTCTGCGGCATCGCTGCCGATCGTCATTGCCAGCGATCAGGTGGCCGTAGCCGTCAAGCAATCCGGGACGTGGAACATCACGAACGTCAGCGGCACGATCAGCCTGCCCACTGGGGCTTCGACATCCGCTAAACAACCCGCGCTGGGAACGGCAGGGACCGCCTCGACGGACGTTATCACGATCCAGGGTATCGCCAGCATGACGAAGCTGCTGGTGACTCCCGACGCTAACAGCGCCATCAACGTCGCGCAGATGAATGGCGTGGCTACCACGATGGGCAACGGCGTATCGGGCACTGGAGTACAGCGCGTCACGATCGCCAGCGACTCGACAGGGCAGGTGGCCTTGGCTGCCGGGTCGGCGGTGATTGGGCATGTTATCGTCGATTCCGGGACCGTCACGACTGTCTCGACAGTGGCCGCGGTTACAGCAATCACCAACGCTTTACCCGCTGGAACGAACACGCTCGGCGGCGTCACGAACGTCGGCACAGCGACCGGCAGCGGCCTTACCCAAAAGACGTTCGTATCGGCCAATAGCGACAACGCGACGTGCCTGAAGGCGTCGGCTGGGCAGGTGTATTCGATTCAGGCATTCAACCTGAACGCAGCACCCCGATACCTGAAGTTCCAGAACAAGGCTACCACGCCTACGATCGGTACTGACACGAACACAAAAGTGATTATGATCCCCGGCAACACGGCAGGGGCTGGCGTCGTCATCAACTTCCACACGCCGATTCCGTTCTCGACTGGCATCTCATACGGTCTTGTCACGGGCATCGCAAACAACGATGATACGTCAGTTGGCGCTGGCGATTGCGTTGTGAATATCGACTACATTTGAGGCTGAAATGACCACGATCCTGTACTTCTTCTGGCTGGGATTCAAGGGCAACGCCTCGGCTGCCGGTGCCGAGTTCGAGAACCCCACGATGCAAGGCCCGACGTTCTCGAATCCTCAAATGTCGGCGTACTAAGGTGCTTTAATGGACGATTTCCTCTCAGATAATCAACGGACGTGGCAGGATGGCGACACGCCCAATCTGACCGTCACGATTCTCGACGGCGCAAGCAATCCGATCCCGCTGTCGAACGTCGTGACGCTGAAGCTCGATCAGTGGATTGCACAGGGGAAGGGCTTGCCGGGACTGAAGATCAACAACCGCAAGGGACAGAATGTCCTCAACGCGAACAACGTCACGGTCGGGTCAACCAGCGGTCTTGTGACGTGGCAGTTACAGACGGCAGACACGGCCATGCAGGCGAACGATACGACCGTGCTGGAGGAAAAGCACTGGTACGAATTCACGCTGACTTATACAGCAGCGGTCGGAACGCTTCAGAAGGCGTACCGGGATTACTACATTGTGCAGAGAAAGACGGTGGTGAAATAAACAGACGCACATTCTTCGGATCGCTTGTGGCGTTTTGTGCCGCGCCGTTCACTCACTGGAGACGAAAACTTCCGGTTAAAACTCCCATCTATGAGTGGGAAATTTACATTCCGGGATCAAATATTATCACCTATTTGCGAACCAGCGTAGACGAAATACAGCATATCGTCGTAGTCAGGAATGGCGTGGTGCAGAGATTTGATAAATCTGGATTTCGAGAGGACATACTCCTGATCGGCGGCAACGAAAACATATACCAGTCCAGCGGAAACGCTAGAGATATTGTAAGAATTAATGAGTGGGAAAAGATGGGTTCATTGCCGACCAAGCCGACCAAGAGATGCTACGACATTGTGCAGAGAAAGACGGCCGTGAAATGAGGACGATCCCGGACATAGAAAATGCCGCCAAAGTGATGTTCAACATGGGCTTCGACAAGATCATCGGTGAGCATCGAGGCTGCATATTCGGGATTCTACGGAACCGCCGCGAATCCCCGGTCGAGTATTCCGTGTTCTTATATCAACCGAGCGACGAACACGATATAGATGACCCGGAACTGTTCAATTTTCACGTCGCCGATCATGGGTTCGACACACTCTCACAATGCCTTCATTCGGTTTACAGATTCTGTATCGAGATGGGGGAGCGTGCGACGTGATTGAATTTGTAGGAGGTCCACTAGACGGAGAGAAGCACGAAGAACGGCACGTTGCTGGTCCCGGAGTATGCCAGAACATTCTATTTCCAAGAGATCGTGGCGTCGGAGTCGCGATGTATGAATACATCGAAGTGTGGCCTGACTCTGAACAACAGCCATCTAATTATTCCGGGAAAGTAAAGTTCATTGGATATTTCAACCAAAGAATGCAGAGGCTTCGCGCTAATGGAACAAAATATCCACATCGCAGAAAATCGAGACGCAATCGCTCAAGATAGGCAGCGGTCGGGACGCTTTCAAAAAGCTACAGAGATTTCTATGTGGTCCAAAGAAAGACAGTTGTGAAATGAACGTTTTTCAGTACGACATGACCGACGAACAGAAGGACAAATTCAAGTCAGACCTGAAGCGTGCCGTTGCCAATCTGTCGCCAGAACAGCGCGAAGAGATGAGAAACCCGACTCCATTCGTCATCATGGGACATCGCGTCGATGCTCGTGTTGTCAAATTCGGAGACGGAAAGCCCTACGAAAAGACTCTCATTTTGACGACATCCCCGCAACCAATTCCCCCACCGACTGCGGAGTGACGCGCATTCCCTTCTTGGCATTCTCGGTGATAACGATCCTCGCCACATCGGCCGGCGTGTAGCCCAATCGCTTGAACTCCTGCGCCGCCCATTCCCGTTGCACTCGCGAGGCATCGAGTCGTTCCGGGAACTTGTCGGCTTGCTCCTTCGTGCGGATGCCCTTGGGGCTGGGATTCGACGTGATCGAATGGGCCAGTGAGAGCACGAACTTCTGACGCACTTCAGCGACTTCCTTGGGCACGTCTTTGTCGCTGTTCTTGAGGGGATTCGGGAAGCTCTGACGCTCTGGTTTTCCGAGGGCGTAATCGGCCATACCCACGGCGTAGGCTTCCAGTTTCAACTTGGCGTCGAAGCTCCCACCAGTCACGGCGCTCTTGCGGATCGCTGAAATCACGTCCTTGTAGCGGTCCATCTGGCGCAGGTGCTCGGCATCAATCTTCTCTTGATCGCCCAGCGGTGCCTTCGGCGGCCGAATATGCGTGGCCGTGGCCACCTTCCCCTCAATGTCGCGATGCTGATCGTAGAACTCACTCGTTGAACGCTGGTACAACCCTTTGGTCATCTGGCGACGGATAATCGGGAACGTCTGGCGATCGAGATTTCCAGTCAATGCTTTCTCGCCAGTGCCTACGACATCGGAGTACATTGTGCCGCTCGCCTGATTGAGCAGGTATTCCGTTTTGGCAGGCGAGAGGCCCGCGTATTTCGTGAAGAAGTGGCTCAGGAACTTGCTGGATTCAAGCGTGAATGGTCGCGTTCTGTGCTCTGGCGCAATGCCCTTTTCTACCTGCCAGCGGTCGTCAATTGGTCGGCCTGCCCAGTCTTGATTTTGGTGCAACTGGTACATCGTGCCGATCCCGGCCGACCAGTTTATGGGATTTGAAAAGCTCACCGGAGATAGTTCGCTGACTTCGATTCCCAGCTTTTCCATGACGTGCGGGTCGCGTCGATCCACTACGGCATCGAGCAGCCCCTCGATCGCATTGATGAAGATTCCGTAGGCCCGCGGCTTGGCGATTTTGAAGTAGGGAATGCCGTCGTGCGAGAACGTCCAGAAGCGATTAGCGATTGCCGGGTCCATGTCCTTGCGGTCGTCGTCATCGTGATTGAACCACCAGTACAAGGCTGCTGCCGTGGCGATAGAGGCCAATCCCGCCAGCTTGGGACCGAAGTTCTGCACGTTGCTCGGCTTGCCGGTTATGGCTCGACCGATGCCGCCTCCGAGTTCTCCGACCGTGCTGACTTCCTTCATCAGACCGGCCATGCGAGCGGTAAAGAACGGCACGAACTTGCCGACTTCCGTAGCGACCGATCCCTTGGGTTTGTAGTTGGTGATGACTTCGTTGTTGTGCCGCAACATCCCGTTCAAGACAGGACCGGGCGGCGAATCAATCGGGATTCCCGCCGGTGTCAGCCAGCCATTCTTGCCCGCTTCGATGTCCGCAAACGAGGCATTCTTGTTGACGGTGTATCCTTTGGAGCGGGCATATCCGACCATTTCCGCCAAGCGCACGCCGGAGTCGAGAACCGCCATCCAATCGCGGTAGGCTTCCATCTTGGGGCCGAGAGATTCCCTGATCGACGTGTACCAGTTGGCCTGTTTCTGTTCGGGCATGAACAGTTTCTGCATGTTCTTGGCGGTCATTCGGCCAGACCCGAACAGCTTGTCGGAAGCGACAGTGCCAGCCTCTTGGCTTTGTGTGTGGCGCAGGATCATGCCCGCTTTAACTTCCCGTTTGACCAGCCGTTTGACCAGACCGGGCGTCACGGCACCGATGATGCTCTGTGCCCACTTCGGGGTGACGCCGTGGAAGTCTTCGTAGGCCATTGCCGCTGCCAGGCGGGCGATATTTCCCAGCGGGGCGTAGAACCGCTCGGCAGCGCCGGTGTAGTTGCTCTGAAGCAGGAATCCCATGTAGTCCATCGGGAATAATGCCGCGACGGCCGTGGGATTCATCCCCACGGTGATTGATTGCAGCGGCCCGGTGATCTTGTGCCGGAATCCATCGGCGATCGCCGTGTAGAGCATCGAGTAAATTTCGGCATCGCCCATGTTTCTCATGCCGCGCATGGCTCGCCACAACGAGTCATCTTTGATCTGGACCCAGATATCTTTACCGTCCAGATGTATGAACATAATGTGCTCTTTTTCGCTCGTTCCAAAGTCCGGTTTCCAGAACTGGATCGCTTCCCGCAGACTGCGCACGTCGTGAGTTGCGTGCTTCAAGGCAGTCTCGTCTCTAGTTCCGTAGAGGGCTTCGAGTCGCTTCAAGGCCGACTGGCTGATGCCGCCACGTCGAAGTTCTGCCACATCCTTGATAAGCTGCCCTTCGGCGGGGTCCATCAGGGGCTTGATTGTCTTGCCGTTCTTGTCCTTGTCGGTGGTCAACTGGTCGATGATCTTGCCGAGATTCGATTCGGTCATCTTCGACTTGGGATCGACTTGTGTAATGATGTCGCCCATGCCGTCGATGCCTCCCAGACTCGGAAGCAACCGGCGCAGGAACGACCAGGCCATTGTCGCCTTGACAGCCATGCGGTTTGAATCGGCAGTGGCTTTGACAATTGCCTCTTCGAGCGGCAGGTACTGGTCGGTCGATCCTTTTTCGCTCATGCGCTTGGCGGTGCCCTTGACGTTCAGGAACCCGGATGGTCCACCCATGATCCGATTGACGACGTTATCGACGCCGTAGCTCTTGGTGCGGATGCGGGGCATGTAGTATTTGAGCGGCGACTTGACGATGCGGTCGTGCTCTGCCCAGTCCCTCACGCCGGCCGTGGTTTCCTTCTCTTGTAAGGCATGGAAATACTCGGTCATGTCGAGAGCAGCTTGCTCGAATCGTGCGAGTTTTGCCTTGTCTTTCCCGACTTCGGCGAGCAGGTCTTTGTACTCTTGCTCGGTGCGGCCAGGCGTGTATCCCGGCACACGGGCGATGCGATCAAGGCCGTCGAGTGCGTCGTAGGTGGCCTTGAATTCATCGACTTCATCGGGATTGATCGTCTTCCAGATTTCCTGCATCGACTTCGACAGTTTCTTGCCGTTGATCGTGTGCACCCCGTAGGCCAGATCGTGTTTGGTGTGGTTGTAATCGCTGCCCGTCAGGCGGTTCCAGAGGTTGTAGAACAGTTCGGGATCGACGCCTTTCTTGATGTCGGCCGCTTTCACGACTTTGAGCATCCGGTCTTCGGCGTTGTGCATCTTTTCGAGATAATGCTGCGACCAAGTGTTCCACTTGTCTTTGACGGTATCCCAGAATCCTTTGTCTTTCTCCAAGTCGATGATCGGCTGTGCCTGCAACTGCTGCGAGAGCACCACGTCGAGAGGATTTCGTTCCCGCAGCGTGTCGATCATCTGGCGGGCGTCATCGACTTTCTTCTTCAGGTCGGCATCGCTGGCCAACAGCTTCTCAAATTCAGCAAGCGTTTCCTTTGCTTTGGTCGGCGCGTCGTCCAGCGTTAGGTAGTGCCGCATGAACTCAGCAAACCCTTCGTCGAGGCTCGCGCCCTTGGGGTCCAGTGCCAAGAGTTCCGTCATCGCAGCGACGTTGCTCGTGCCTGCAATCTTATTGATGATCTTGTGCGTGTGTTGGATCGCGTGGCCGATTTCGTGCGTCATCACGACGACGTTCGACCACAAATCGGAGGCCAGTCGAATCACCTTGTCGGCAGTGTTAAACTGGCCTGCGTGGCCGGGCTTGACGCGACCGCGAAATGTCGGAATCTCGAACAGTTTGCCGATGGAATCGACGACTTCGCGTTCATTCAGGGGCGTTGATTGTGGGGCTGCCTTCTGTGCTGGCGCGAGCGGCGACGGCTTGCCTTTGAAGGGGTGAATCTTGCCGGGCGTCTCATCCGGCTTCGCGGATTCCGCTGCCTTAGTCGCTGTCGGTTTCGTCTCCATGACGACGGGCTTCGGTTCGGGAGTCTTTTCGGCAGGCGCAGGCTCGTATTTCGCCAGTTCCTCTTGAACCTGCGGTCTTGTCAGTGAATCAACCTTTTCGGTGGCCTTGCGTTGACTGACTCCGCGAGACAGCATCTTTCTTCGGAGCTTCGCGCGTTCGTCGTTTTCCTCTGCGACAGCAGCGTTATCAATCTCAGGAGCCTTTGTTTCCGGTTCCTTTGGTGTCTCTTTCGTGGCTTCCTGTGGTACGCTCTCGGCGACAGGCTGCCTGAATGGGTTTTGTGCCGTTGGGCCTTTTGGCGTAACAGGCTCCGGAGGATTCGCTTCGATGGGCTTAGGGGTTCTCGACCAATCAGACACATCTCCTCGCACGGCCCGGATGATCCGTAGCTTCTCGTCGTGCGGCATGTCTAGCGGGATTTTTCCAGCAATCTCCACATCGCTGAATCCTCTCCCGGCGAGTCTCACGATTGCTTCATATATCCCAATTTCCTCGGCTCGATTCACATCGGCCAACATCCCGGATTCTGTCGTATTCAGCGGCTGCTCGACGGGTGCGATTTGGGCCGCGCTCGGAATAATTCCGGCGCTTTCCGGGACTTTTTCCGAGGTCGCAACTGGTTTGTTTTCAGGTACTTGCGGATTATGGCTCGGAATAATTCCGGCGGAATTCTGATTTATTCCGGCGCTTTTTTCCGGCGCTGTCATTGGCCGAAACGTCTCCATCAGCTTGGGCGTGGGATTCTCCTTGAACCGCCATTCTCCCTGTTTGCCCGTCTTCTTTCCGCCAGCATCCTCGAACAACTGCTTCAGTCCGCTGGTTGCCCCGTTGACGTACCAGTAGGTCTGTTTCCCAGATTCCTTCGTGCGGATATTCAGGCCATTATCGGTCAGCCACTTCTGCTCGGCGACTTCCTTGTGAATCACGTCCTGCGGCAACGGACCTTCCTGCGCTACTGCCGGTTGTTGCCCTTGCGGTTCGGGCGTCGGAGCCGGGGGCGTGGCTTGGGCCTCTTGTGCAACAGGCTCTGGAGCAGCGTTCGGAGGCAGTGGCACCGTCGCATCATGCGTCTCCGGTGGAGTTTCAGGGGCTTGTTGGACTTCCGGGCGTGCGTTTGGCGCAGGTTCGGACGCTGCGGGCGGCTGTTCGGGCGTCTGGACGACTGCGTTCGCTGGTGGGGCTTGTGGAGCGTTTGGCTGGGGCTGGCCGCTGGGGTTCTGGGGGGTTATCAGTGTCGAACTCCGGCCATCCCGGTTGTCGATGTCGGCCTGCCCCCTATTTACGTGTCGGACACCGGCGAGTTCAGCCTGCCTTTCCTCTGGCGTAAGTGCCTTGATTTGCTCGGGAGTAAGTCCGGATTGTGCCCAATCCTGCTTCTGTTGTTCTCGATTCTGGTTGTGGCTGTGAACCGCATTCGGTCCCGCAATTGCGCCGCCCGTCAATCCGCCAACGGCAGCCGCCTCAACCACCCCTTCGAGCAATTGGTTCCAGCCCTTGATGCCGTGCATAGCGGCATTGCCGTTCTGGATGATCTGGTTTATGCCTTCTTCGGCAGCTTCTTGACCGCCGTTGACGAGCATGTGCCAGAGGCCATTCTTGATCGCTTTTTTGACGGTTGTGGCCTCGGCGAGAGCGCCCCAACCCTTCTTCCACGGCACGAATTCTGTGAGCACTTCGGCAGCGGCATTGACCCCTGCGTATCCGTGTGCCTGCGCTCCCGTGATGCCGTGGTCAGCAGCCTCTTTCAGTCCATCGTCGTATCCCCGAAGTCCCATCGCGGTCATATACTTGATCGGCCCTAGCCCCTTGCCGATTGACATGATTTCCGAGAGTCCCTGAACTGTTCCGGAAACTAGCCTCTCGGCCAGCGGCGTTGCGTGTCCGAACTTCTTCTGATATTCGCGCTCCACGTCCTGATTGATCTGTGAAATCTCTCCGGAAACGTCGGTTCCCGTGGCCAAATTAAGTGGCATCGCGGCGATTTGTGCCATGCTTCCGCCAGCCTGTGCTAATCCACGAAACACCGGATTAGTTGCCAGCCAAGGAGGGGTCGGAGAGAACTGGAATTCGGCGGCGCGAGTCTGTTCGTTGAGTTGCGTCTGCCTCTGCGGGGTTACTCCGTATGGCTGCTGGCCGGTGATCGGCTGTTGCACCTTGACGCCCCGCGACTCAAGAATGGCGTCGATGTCAGCCGTGGGAGACTGCTGTTGTTGAGGCTGCGCGGGCTGATCGGGATTGACGCCGCGAGAGGCCAGAATCGAGTCGATATCGGCGACAGGAGAAAGCAGTTGAGACATGGGATTCCTGTTAGGAACTTGATCCCAGAATCATCCTTGCTTTCCTGAGTGCAAGCAGGTCTTCTGTGGACCATCGGTTGAGGTCGGGATGCTGCTGGGCGTGGTGCATAACCGCTTCTGCCCACGGCCTGTCACGATTCATATTGCTCTGGTCGTTGGGATTGGCGGCTGGTTGTGCCTGTTGCGGTTGTCCCTGCGGATTCTGGGGAGTGACTTGCGGCTGACCGTTGGCGACAGGTGCCTGCGGCGCTGGAGCGGGGATGCCTGCGGGAGGTGGCTGAGCGCCGCCAGCGGGAGCCGCTTGCGGTCCAACGCCACGTTGCGGGAGCTTGGCCTTATCCGCCTCAACCCTAGCCTTTCCGGCCGCTCTGTTTTGAGCATGTTCCTGCATCATTTCCTGAGAGACTTGCTGATACATCGCCTCTCGCCATCCGGGTTGATTCACGCTATCATCTTTATCCATCAATCCGGCATGCCACCGGTTTTCAACCTCAGCTTTGATTTCCCTTGGACTCGGGGGAGCTTCCAGCGCAGTTGCCATCTTCTCGGCTTTGTAGCCAGCTTCAAGCACCTCCATGTCCTGTTTGGCTTCGTCATTCGCACGCGAACCACCACCAGCCACGTCGCCGGGCCTGATGATCTTGCTTTCCCACTGTTGAGTTTTCTTGTTTAATTGAACTGGAATCGCCCCGGCCGATGGTGTATCGGAATAGATTTGTGACGGTTCGGTCGCATTTGGCTGATACCAAACAGTGCCCTGTGCAAACTGCTGCGAAGGGCTTACTGGAGGCGGCTTGCCGGGATTCGAATAGATATTCGATAGTGCCGTCATGGCCTGCTTGACGGCCGGCATGACCGATGCCGTCGTGGCCGTGCCAGCGCCTTCCGTTGGTCCAACTGCCGACTGCGCCGCCTGCAAAGTCTGTTGGTGCGTCTGGATTTGCTGTTGCTGGGCGTCGGTGTAGCTCGACCCGTCTTGTGTGGCTTGCTGCTGAATCTGCTGCAAGCGTTTCTGGTACGACCCGTCCTGAAACTGGCCCATCATCTGCTGGTCGCTGTTGAACTGCGCCATCTGCTGCTGGTTCGACAGTTGCCCCTGCTGCTGAAGCGTGATTTGTGCGGCCTGATTGTCGGCCTGTTGCTGGGCTTGCTGGGCAGACAACTGCTGCTGTTCGGCGGCGTCTTGCGTGCTCTGCTGGCTGCCGAGATAGGAACGCAGCATCTGCTGCTGGGCGTCAGCTTGCGTACCGAGTTGCGATTGAAAGGCTTGGTTCTGCTGCTGATACGCGGCCTGCACCGGCATCTGCTGCATCTGAAAGTTCTGCTGGTTTTGCTGCATCTGCGCGTCTTGCGCAGCCTGCGCCATGGCCATCAGCCGCGAGTTCTGAATCTGCGCGGCGGTTTGCCATTGTTGCGTCAGAAGCTGATTGGCGTTTTGGGCGTACTGCCCCTGTCCCGCAAGAAGCGAAGAACCGGCGACGAGGCCGGCGGCTGGCTGATAGCTGATATTTATGGGCATCGACTTACCTTATCCTCGACGCATGTTATTCCACGCGGGATGTCGCATGGTGTTCGCGCCGAGCGCTCCCGGCACGGGAGTCGCCCCGCCATACGTGAGTCCGCTGTCCGTTGTGCCACCCATCGCCCCGCCGTATGTGAGTCCGCTGTCCGTTGTGCCACCCATCGCCCCGCCGTATGTGAGTCCGCTGTCCGTTGTGCCACCCATCGCCCCGCCGATCTGTGCCGCCGCTGGACCTGTCGGTGTCTGTGCCGTGTCCATTCCGGTCGGCGCAGCAGCCGGTGATCCCCCCTGCATCTGTGGTTGGTTCCACCAATTCGTGGGGTTCTGTGCCGTGCCGTTGGGGTTCGCGGCATTGAAGTTTTGCAGGTTCTGCTGCGACTGAAACGGGTTGCTGCTGGGCTGATTCTGGCCTGCGCCAGCTTGCGTTGGAGAGTATCCACCACTCCCGTTCGGAGTCATTCCGGCCGATGGATTACCCGTGGAACCGAACTGCGATCCTTGTGCCGCGGCATTGGTTCCCAAGCCGTTCGCACCCGTCCCGGCGAGGTTCTGCATGAACTGGTTGCGGGCATCGTTGGCAGCCTGCATGTTGGAATCGAACGGCGACGGGGGCGTCGAAGAACCGGGAGTTGACGCTGCCGGACTTGACGGAGACTGTGCCGTGTTCTGTGCGAGTGCTGGCGACGGTTGCGGTGTCGGGCTGGCGGGGGATGCCGTGGGACTTGCCGGTGATTGCGACGTGTTCTGCGCCAATGCTCCCATGCCGTTTGTCGGAGAGGGGGGGCTGCTCGGCGAAGGTGCCATGCCGCCCGGTCCTGCGGGACTCATCTGACCGGGAGGCGAACCGAATCCAGCCGGCGTACCACCCGTGGATGAGTAGCCGCCCTGTCCGGGAAGCTGCGACATGCCGCCCCCGAACATGGCATTACGTCCCATGGGAGGCATGGCCGTCGTCCAGCCGCCCCCATTCGGTGCCGTGTACGTCGGTGGCTGGCTTGGCTGCTGCTGCTGATAGGTGTAGTCGCCGGGCATTCCCGGCACGGGAGTCACCCCGCCGTATGTGAGTCCGCTGCCAGTCATACCGCCCATCGCTTGATTGAGAATCGACATGGTTGATCCTTACGCGGCCTGAGTTTGAAACTGTTGTGTACCAAGCGGTGTCGGCACTGCGGGAATCTGTCCGTATCCGGTCGTTGCCGGACCCTGAAGCTGACCGAGTGTACCAGACGGAGCGACGCTCCCCAAACTCGCCGGCAGGTTGTTGTACCCGTTCACGCCGTATCCGGTTCCAGCCTGTCCGACCGCTTGCATCAACTGGGCGAGAGTCTGGTAATTCGGTCCAGTCTGGTTGATCGAGTTCAGGAATCCCAACTGACTGAGACCCAACTGGTTTTGGGTGTTGTTCGCGTTCTGACCGAAGTTGAGCGCCTGCCCTTGCAGGTTCGCCAGTCCGGTAGCGCCTTGGTACTGCTGGTTCAACGCATTCTGACCCAGCGCCGTGTTGGCCGCGACCCCCTGTTGAGCCATGCCGGTGACGTTGTTCAAGCCTTGCTGTTGGGCCTGAAGCTGTGCCCCCGTGGTGGTAGTCAACGCATTATTCACCATCTGCTGCGTGTTGCCTTCGTTCGCCAGATTTGCCATCAGGGCGTTCTGATTGATGCCGCTGTCCACGGAATTGCCGATGGTCGTGTTGCCGAGGCCACGGTTCACCAGTCCCTGATTTGCATTGGCCGTCTGGGTCTGGGCGTTCTGTGCGATCTGCTGGGCTTGCTGTTGCCCGTACAGATTCAGGTTGTTCATCACGGCATTCGTGACGTTGCCATAGCCCTGATTGATGCCTTGCTGGCCTTGAGACAACTGACTGACAAGGTTCGCGTAGTCTTGGTTCTGCGTGGACCCCAAGTTGTTGAAACCGGAGTTCACGTTGCTCGCGGCGTCGGCGAAGTTGTTCTGCTGCGTGCCGAACAATCCTGAGAGTCCGCCAAGAACATTGGCCGACTGGCTTGAGAGGTTGTTGTAGCCCTGCGTGATGCTGTTGGCCAGATTCGTGTTGGCCGCGTTCGACTGGTTCTGTGCGTTTTGGAAGCTCTGTGCCGTGTTCGCCAAGAGAGCGGAAGCACCGGCGTTGTTCCCTGGAGCAGGAGCCATCAGTCCCGGCATCAGGCTTTGCGGACTGAGATTTCCGCCGGGAATCATGCCGCCGGAACCGCCAGAGACACCGCCGCCGCCGGCCATATTGCCGTAGCCATTTCCGGGGCTGTTGCCGTTTGCCAGACTGTTAAAGGCATCGGAGTTCGCGCCTGCGATACCGGCAGAACCAGCGTTGTTCTGGGCTTGCTTGGCGAGGTACTGCTGTTGTGCAATCTGATCCGGAGTGAGTGCCCCGCCTGGAGATTGGCCAGTGCCTGGCGTCTGTTGGCCAGTGCCTTTTGATCCCGTTCCACCACCTCCCGAGCCAGTTCCACTACCTCCCGAGCCAGTTCCACCACCTCCCGAGCCAGTTCCACCGCCGCCGGTGCCGCCTGCTCCATTCGGGCCAAGACCGGGATTCGGAGTTCCGTTCGGGGACGCGGATGCCCCGTTCGGTCCTACGCTTTGTCCGTTGAAGCCAATACCGCCACCAGCGTTGGGAGCAACGCCAGTATTCGGGCCATTCGGTCCCACACCTCCGGGATTAGCTGGACCTGTCGATGCCGTCGAACCTCCCGGCGGCTGCGCTTCCGGATTGGTTGTGGCACCGCTGCTTTGAGACGATCCCTGATCCGGTACAGCCGATGTCTGTTCTCCGGGGCTTCCTGCCGATGGGCCACTTACCGGAGGCGGCGCAGGTGGTATTCCCCCCGGAGGCCCAATTGAATTCGGGTCCGGTGCCGTGTTCGTAGATGGATCAACCGGGGCACCCGCTCCCGGTCCCGGAACTGGACCGCCATTGACGCCGGGAGTGTTCGGAGGAGGTTCGACGTGTGGCTGCCCTGTGGCCGGGTCAATTGAGGTCACGGAACCGTCTGGGTTTACTGTAGGAGATCCCGGTTGCGGTCCCATACCCGGAGGTGGAGTACCGGGAGTTCCAGAAACAGGTGGCGGCGCTTGCGGAACGCTATTGTTGTCTCCCAATCCCGGAATTTGAGGGCCAGATGGTCCCGCGCCATTGTTATCGGGGAGTCCTGGAATTTGCGGACCCATGTTTGGTCCGCCAGCGAACGAACCGCCGCCGCCACCAGGCGCTGGTGGTGGTGATTGTGATACTGGCGGTGGTGCAGCCGGAACACTTCCGCCTTGTGGGGAGGCCCCCGCAGAACCGGTTCCCATGCCAGCGCCGGACAGTCCGGGAATGGCATCTCCGGGATTGGGAACAGTTGCACCCGGAGGCCCGAAGATGCTTCCCAGCGGGTTGTTATCGTAGGTCGATTGAGCAGGGGCCGCATTGGGATCAGGTGGCATCGGCTGTCCACTCGATGCCCCGCCAGCCGCCAGCCATGCCTTAAAAGCCGGGTCTGTTCGTGCCGGAGCCTGCGCCATACCGCCAACTGTAATATCCGCCATCTGATGCTCCCTACAGCAGTGTAACCTGTGCGACAATTCCCGTAACGGTTGATGTTCCCGCCACTGGATTGTACGCCAGAACGATGTAATCGCCAGCCGTCAACGACACGACGCCCGACAATAATACTTGGCCGGTTGTCAGATTGGATATGTACGACGCTTCGAGCAGTTTCGTAGCCCCTACATTCTTCAACGCACGCATGTACACAATCCCGCCACCCGGAGCCGCAACATACAACGAAGCCGTCACCAGATACAGCCCCGTGGCAGTCACTGTGATATGCGACGACGAAGCCGTGAACCACCCATCCGTGTCGTAAGTAGCAGCTCCCCACGCAATCGGATTGTCGGTTGCGTCGGTCGTCGTACACGATCCATTGTACACCGAACAGCCGTGTGCTGAACCTGCCAGAATGTCGCTTTTTGTGGGCGCATTCAGGTTCGATGCCAGTCTCTGAATAGTGCGAGTCGCCGCACGTCGAGTCGAGGCTCTGGCCGTGTGCCTTTCCATTGCCGGAATCGGACCTGTGCTCATACCAGTCTCCCAGCGGCGCGACCAGTTCCTTCAAGCCATGCCCAAATCGCCTCGAATTGCCACGACTCATTGAGCACGGAATTCGAGAGCTTCAGGTACATATTTTGTGCCACTGCACCCGACCGAATCGCCGGTGAACGTCCCGGATAAATCGTCCGTGCGAAACGTGGTTCAGCCGACAGAAACGCATCTTCTGCCGAGTTCCCGGAGTAGAGTTCCAGTGTCACCGGGTCGCTGTTCATGCCGAGCACTGTTCTCAATTCACGCAACCGCAGTTTGCCGCCAGCTGATCCCAACGGACCAATCAACACGTAGCTGTTGATCGCCGTGCCGTCGTCGCTTTCAGCAGTGTAATCCAACTGGCGAATGATCCCGTCTTGGCCACCCAGCAACACAACGCGGTCGTTCGGATTGTCGCCGTCCATCAGATGCACAGACGAGGGGTTGTGGTTCAGATTGCTGAAACTGTCCTGCCAGAACGCCTGATTGCGAATGTCGTAGCACCAGTTGATCGTGGCCGCTCCGTTCGTAGGCGTAATGAACAGCATGACCGACTGAAATCTGTCGTCCCAGACCATGCGAATCACGTTGTTGGCGAGGTTCACATTCAGCAGGTTTTCGTCAACACGCATGGACGAAATACGTACCGGAACAGCCGTTCCGCCTGCGCTGGGATTCACCGAATACAGACCCCCGCGAGAGCCGAAGAAGTAGATCGTGCCGTAGCAGTCTTTGCACCACGGCGTACCGAAAGCCATGCCGACGACATCGCTGATTCGGTCGATCTGTCCCCCGGCAGCGGGGTCGCCGGTCATTTGCCAGAGAGATGAATCACCTCCAATCAGCATGAGGTCGTCGGAATACGGGACCATCGACGTAACAATGTCGGGCACCAGACCCGCTTCGCAGTTGTTTCCAGCCACGGCTTGCTGGCTGTTGGCGCTTGTCACCACATTCGGGTTGTAGTCGTAATCGAGGGGATCAAACTGCCGTGACATGAACCAGTTTTGCGGGTCGCCGATGAGTCCCGACCAGACTAATCGGCCTCGCCAAGTGCAGATCAATCGCGGGGCACGGCCCGATCCGTCAACCGGAAGTGTGCCCGCATCGGCCACCATTGCCGTCACGGTATTCGTGCTGGAATTCCAATAGTTCCAGCCGACTCCATCCGAGAAGTACACGTTCCCGAAGATGATCGCCGATCCGATGTACGGCGTTGATGCGTTCAGGGCAGATGTTCCGTTGGTTGCGGTGACGTAGCCGCCTGCTCGCGTGAACTGGGCGACTGTCCCGTTCGAGACAGCAATTCCAGTCAGCGTGCGAACACCGGTTCCGGCACTGGCCGAGATCGACACATGGTCGATGCACTGCACGGGCGACGTGGTGGACGCGACTTGACCCACACAATACTTCGAGAGGCCGGAGCGTTGTGCGCCACGCAATTGATTGGTCGTGGGGTCATACCCGCGGACGTTCATTGCGGAAACACAGGTGCCCGCATCCTGATGGGTGTAGCCGCTGTGTACGGACATTCCGCCGATTGGAAACCCGATTTCCGTCATAGTCGTTTTTGCCATGACGATGACTCCTACAGGACCAAACGGATGCCCACGGTGGCCGTCGCCGTGTTCAGGTTCTTGGCCTTGATCTTCTGGATTTTGGAGAGCGTGCCGCCCCCGAAACCGGCCGTGTAATTGGCGTAGGATGCGTTGGAGGCAAGCGGCAGAGGCATGTTGGCCAAGAGTGCCATCGTGGCGTACTTGATCCCATAGACGTTACCCTCGTCCGTGGTCAGTTCCAGCATGACCCACCCGTTGACCGCATCGCCAGTGTCGCTCAATATCTCCAGATACGTGAAGTCTGAAGGACCGACAGCGGCATCCCAAAGAGTACCCGTAGCATTTTGGGCCAGCGATAACGTGTTGCAGTATTCCTGCGCAGTCGAACTCGCCGGAATGATGAGCGGCACATCAAGGCTACCAGACCCGATCGTGCTTCCATCATTCGCGGTGAATTCAAAGGCACTCCACTTTGCAATCGAGGGCATTGGTTCTCATTAGGCAGCGGCGATTACCGTACAAATTCTCTGCATCGTAAGGGTCGTCGCGGTGTTGAATGTGACCTGATATTTGACCGAGAAAAGGTGCGTCACGACGCCCGATCCAGTCAGTGTCACACCAGTTCCGGCTGTGATCGTCATGTCGTTCGAGCCCGCGAGATTCACGACTTCCAGCACGTAGGTCGATCCCACTTGTGCATTGGGGAAGTCGTTAATCATCAACGTGGCTGTGCGCGTGGCGATTGATCCGGGGGTCGCGGCCGTGCTGACGTAGGTCGTGTATCCGCCGCCGCCCAACTGACCAGCCGTAAATGTCGTGGTCGTGGTTCCCGTGGACCACGCAGACTCCAGCATCCCGCAACCGAAAATCGCCCACGTTCCGGCGACAATGCAGCGAAACTCGAGAGTGCTTCCAGCGGCCACCAGCATGGAAACCGTCGTACCGAGACTCTGAATCACGTCGCTGGCACCCAATGGATACACATCCATGTGGTTCGCCCCGGCGTTCTGTACCTGCACGGAAGCCCCGGCCAGTGCTGCCGGAAGGGCACAGGAGTCGTGCAAGGCAGCGACCGTGATGACTTTGTTCAGACCGCTTTTGAGGGCTGTGGCACCGGATTGACCGCCGCCCGACAAGGCAACCAACGCCCCTTGAATCGAGCCGTTGACGACACCGCCGTTGGCAATCAGTGCGCCAGTCAGTGTGGTTACTCCGGTCACTGCCAGCGTCGTATCGCATGTCACGGCACCGGCGAATTCAGCCGCCCCGTCGATCTTGATGGGCAGGTTCAATTCCAAGACATTGGTCGTCTTCGGAACGACTTTGACATCGGCCAAGTTGGCAATCTGACGAGAAAGATTTTCAACGGACATGGTTTTTCTCCTTACGTGCTTGCTCGCAGATATTCAATGACTGTGACGTTGGTCGAATTGGTGCCGTTAAAAGTGACTGTCATCCCCGCAATGTCGGCCGCTTCCAGAATCAGCAGCGGAGGCGCTGACTGGCCATTCGGTAACACGATCGGGGCGTGAGACGATGAAGCAGACGCGATGTACATGGAGCTGGTTGCCGCACTGGCCTGAATTTGAGCCGATCGCGTGAGCTTGCTGAACGTAAAGGCCACGTCGGAACCCGTCTGGGGAACCTGCGTTACCTGAATGCAGAGATTCGTTGAAAGATCGACCGTGTTGGCCATTGCTTACCCGCTGTAGACGTTTCCGCCGTAGGTGATTGATCCGAAATTATCGAAGTATCCAGCACCGTCCGGACGCATCAAAGCACTGGCTTCTCCCATCCGTCCGTCCCCGCAATACCCCAGCGATTCCGGGGCGTGCATCTGGTTGTCGAGCACAATCGAGGTCCACAAACACGCCTTGAACTCGGCTGCGTGCGTCCCCGGCTGTCCTTCGATCTGGATTTCCGCTTGTGCCAGACACGATTCGAGGATTGTCTGGGAATGTTCGTTTCCGCCGTAAAAATACTCCTGCGTCCCGTTGGGGCCAAGAGGATGAATCCGCATGGTTCCCGCCAAGCTGTAGACTGCACTGGGGGCTGGCCAGAGCATGATCTTCCAGCGTGTGCTTTGCGTTCCGCCTTGCGAGACTGCCCGTTCGGCATACATCACCGGCCAGTTTGTCAGTGTGACTTGCATCTGCCGTTGCCAGAGGATTTTGGCAGCCGTCACTTTGGCAACCGACACCTTGATCTGATCTGGCGGATTGTGGTACAGCGGCCCGATGGCACCCCCGAAGTTGAACGGCATCACGTAGTCCTGAGTCCCGACTTCCGTGATGAAACTGAAGTCCGAAATCAGGAACGACCAGTCATGTCGCAATTCGGCATCGACCTGTGCCGGGTAGTAAAACCGACGCAAGCCGTTGTTGATGAGAGCCAGCAGGTTTTCGTTTTCGTCGGGGCTGAGCGACTGAAGATTGCGTGTTCCGTAGGTGAACTGCGCGACCTGCTTTTGAAGCTCGTCGTAAGTGAGTGCCAAGGCTGTTTCAGGCATCGGGCTCCCTGTTATGCACGAGCCGCAGTCAGCTCGCCCTTAACCTTGCTCAAATCGACCAGCGGCGGACCCGCACTGAGAGGCCGCAACACTTCGGCCGCATTCACCTTCTGGGCACCCACGCGGGCATTCTTGTTCAGTTCCGAATCGAAGACCGCCGACTCATCCATTTCCAAGTGTTCGGACTTCACCACGAATACGTCGCCTTGGCAGTTGACGAGGTGCATTCCCAACGGAGCGGGATGCCAGTAGCGCCCCGAACGATTGAGGGTCTTGACGAGCACCGTCGAACCGGGAATGTACGGCAGATTGGTCTGATGCCGCATCGTGGGCAACAGCGTGTGTGTCTGCACGATGATGTTGGCCAGAGACTCGAAACCCCACGAATGATCGGTGAACTGTCTGGCGTATGCCTTGTGCAGCGCCAGCATGATCCACAACGCTTCCGGCAATTCCTCATCGTAATCGAGGCCGATCATGGTCCGCAGGTTGCGAATCACGTCGATGTCGATGACGAATTTCTTCCACAATTCCAGCTTGGGTTTTGCGGGAGGAGCTTCCGGTTCGGGAGTCTTTTCGGCTTCAGCCATCAGTCGTAATCTTCCATTTCTTCGGTGCCACTGCCGGAGTTCTCTTCGTTGCCGGAGTTAAACGAGGACGCTTCGTCGGCAGCCCGTTGTGCCATGCTGATCGAATTGTCCTTCTCGCAGCCGGGCATCGTGTACCCGCCTGCGCCGGACCCTTCCTCTTCGCCGCCGATCGGACCTTTGCCGGCCGACGCCGCACGGGTTTCGATCTCGCGCTCTTCGTCGCGAATCGCGTTGCTGTCACCTGATTTCTTCGCCATGATCTATCTCCCCAAAAAGGGACCGTGAATTACTGATCGTCGATGGTTTGAGCGAACCGCCACCAGTCAACTTCCAGTTTGGTGGCAACCGATCCGCCGGCTTCCTTGGCAGCGAACATGGCAGCCATCTGCACTGCATTCGGGAAGTTCGCAGCCGTGACGGCCACTCCCAAAGTCCCGGCCGTGTTGGCCACTTCCTGTCCGTTGATGTAGAAGCGAACCTTGTTGCCTTGGGTGCTGCCGAAGTAGTGCCAGCCGAACTTGACCCACGTGTTCACAACGAGGGTCGTGGCACCGGCCACATACACCGTTTCGGTCGAGGCCGTGTTGTACACGATATCCATTTTCGTGGGAGTCGCCGCCAGATTGGCCAGCCCCACGTAATCCGCCGACGCTCGCACAAACGACGTGCTGGTCAGGAACGCGCTGGCCATGTCGGACGGCCGGGTCAGACCAAGGAAGTATCCCGACGCATTCGTGATGTCCTGCACGCGGAATCGCGTCTCGAACCACATCTGATTGCGGGTATCTTTCTTGAACTGGGCGTGCGATCCCACCGCCGATCCGAAGCACAAATAGGATTCGTTCGCGGCCGACGTGCTGGTCGCCATTTGCATGACGCCGCCGTCATCCGTGGCCAGCAATGCCGCCGTGCCGTTGGTGCCGACGACCTTGTAGCCGGGAACCTGCGCATTGGCACCCGTGTTGTACTCAAACAGGAAGTCGTCGAAGAACTGGCATCCGCTGGCAACCGCCGAGTCACCCGCGAAGATTTCCAGCCACGGGCAACTGTTCCAGATCGCGTCAGACGGATTCCGGCGCGTGTCCAATTGGTTGACGCCGATGTTTGATTTGGCCATCGCTTATTCTCCTTGAGTCAGAATCCGCCAACCGAAATTACTTGCTGAAGACTGCGTTGCGACGACGATCGACGCAGAGATAGTTGTACGACAGGTCGATGAAGATACGGAACACGTTGTGCTGCGTCGGAGCCCGCAAAACCGGACTCTCGCGCAGGTAGTCGCCGGCCAGACAGACCGGATAGAACGTGCTGTGGTCAATGAAGTACACGGGGTTCGTGGCCGCAGTGAAGACAGCCGTGTCGTCCATCTGCGGAATCCAGCGAATCGGATGACGCCGGAACGTCAACGTGGCTTCGACGTACTTCACGTCGTCCGCGCCGCCGTAGGCACCGAGGTCGCGGCCGAGATTCTCGTTCTGCGATTCCCCGACCGTCTCAAAGGCCCGCAATGTGGCTTCGTCCGTGTAGCACTGGAGATCTCCGTACTCACCCTTGCGGTAGTCGGAGACGTTGACCGGACTGTGCCAGAAGATCCGGCGATGCCCGGCCCGCATCGAGTTGATGAGGTCGGCCTTGCTGACGCTTGTGTACGTGCAGCAGTAATTCTGGAAGTTCGGGGCTTGCGTCAGGTTGATGCCCGCCAGCGTCGAGTATCCCGAAGGATAACCACCGACGAATGCACCAGGCGCGGCAGCACCCGAAGCGGTATACACGATCCAGTACGGCAGACCGTAGGGCAGCGTCGTGTCCCCCACGGGAGCCAGCGTCCACGCCTTGTTTTCGAGTTCGGCCGCAATCGAGATCATGCAGTCGGTGCGCCGGGGCTGGATGACGTTGAAGATCAACGCCTTGCCGCGGTTCACCAGAATTTCCTGATATGCAAAGGCCCAGGCGTTCTGCATGTGACGCCAGTTGATCGACAACTGCGCCATCAGGCTGGGAATGTCGGCCGTATCGGTCGTCATGACTCCCGTGTGCCGGGCCTGGTTCGACAGCGTAATCATCAGATTCCGCTGGATACCCAGACCTTCGTCGAACTGCACCTTGTTCTTGCGGAACCACCGTGAAATCACGGGATACTGCTGCAAGGGCTGTGCGATCTGCTGGAATCGGTTGCGACCGAGTTCCTTCAGGGTGCCCAACAGCAGGTCATTGATTTGTTCGAGGGCAAGTTCGGCCATGACGAGTCTCCTTCTTGGAACCTATACGTGAGCTAAACTTCCACGCCGCTGCTGTCAGACGGCATTCCGATTTGTCGATAGAAATTTTCGAGATACGCGGCGGCACGATCGACGCCGAGAGGCAATTCTGCCTTGGAGCCGCCCGATGCGGACGAGGGACGAGTGGTGGCACGAGCCCGGTGCGTCTTGACTTCTTCGCGCACGGTTTCTGTCGCCGTCTGCTGAATCTTCTCGCCCAGTGCGGCGTACATGGCCGTCTTGAAGGCGACGGAATTGGGCGGCAACTGCTGTCCGGTTTGGGCCATGCCGACCAGCAGCATGTTGGCCGTTTGCATGATTTGCGCACGGGCTTCGGGAGTGTTCACCAGCTTCTGAACGGATTCGGAAAGCCCTGATTTGAACGACTCGTAATCGCGGTCGATGAGTTCCCGCTGATGCTGCGCCTGCAACGCCTGAAACTGCTGCGTCTGACCGTGCATGTACTGCTGGGTCTTGGCGTTGTAGTCGTCCTGCGCCCGCATCCTCGCGACCATCAGATTGTAATTCTGGGTGGCGAATTGATGGCTGACGAGGTTCTGCGCATGACCCTGTTTGGCCGTTCCCACAATGGCTTCGACCAGACTGGGATCGAAGTTCTTTTGGGCCAGATCCAACCGCATCGCGTTCTCGTCGAACACAGGTGCTGCGGGCGGCGGCGGCAGTTGCAGAGTCTGCTGAACGGGGGCTGCGACCGGGGCGGGGGCTTGCTGCTGGCGCGCGACATTGTAGGCTTGGAAGGCCACGTTCTCGGCAGTCCGCACGACGGCTTCGAGTTGAATCGGGTCTTTGAACGTCGCGATGACTTCCGGGGTGTACCCAATCTGCGCGGCACGTTGCATGAGCGCATCGGAAATCACGGGGGCGGCGGGAGCAACGGCCGCAGCTTCGGGGCTTGCGGCCGGTGCGGCTCCCGCGACAGGAGGTGGATCGTTTTCGCCCGGAGGACCAAAGTCGTACTGGTCTTCGAGCGGTGTCGAAGCGGGAGCGGAGGCAGGAGACGGGGGAGCGTCGGATGTTGCCGGAATCGACGTGTCTACGGCATCGGCAACCGGATTTGTGTCTGGTCCGTCTTCGAGATCAACCATTCCGCGTTCCTGAAACGAAAAGAGGTCAACAGCGACTGCTGCGGACCTTCTCGAAAAGGAACGCTGTGTTCGAGCACGCCGGGGGCATGACTCCCGGTTGCATCCTGTCTCAAAAATCAACAGCAATCGCTGTTGACCCCGTTAATCTTTAACGTTTACCCGACTTCAATTGATTCTTCGGCGGCTTGCCAGTTTTCAATGCCTCGCCCGTGACGGCCTGTGCGATCTTGGCAGCGGACTCTTCCGAGTGCCCCTGTGCCTTGAGATTGGCGAAGGTCTTGTGGACGTGGCTGTTTTTTGGCATTCAAACCCCAAGAGCGGACGTTCGGACTTGCACCGAAATCTCCAGTTGGCACTCATCGGTTCAGTTCGTGATCGGCCGTGTCACGATCCTTTGGACTCGAACCTCCGACAACCAACCAGCGGCGTTCTAATTCCCCCACATCCGCATTATTAACAACTCGTTTCGCGATTATGGATAAATATCCATTCCGGTGTCAAGTGGGAATTCTCGGATTTCAGTTCTCGACAACGGCAATCACGTCGGATTCTCGGATGACAACGATGCCATCTTCGACTTCCATTGCGGTGTAATCGTTGAACAAAATCTCGTTCCCCTTGCGTACTTGCATGGAGATTCTATTGTCGCCGCCAAGAGAATCACATTGCCGTCCAGGTCCACTGGCGATTACAAGACCGCGAGTGCATTTCTCGCGAGTTCCGTCAGGCAGAACGATACCTCCCTTGGTGACTTTGTTCGCTTCAATAAGTTCGACAACGAGATGGTCTTCTGTCGGCTTCAGCTTCATCTGCCTCTCCTTGGGTGAAATGATTAATATGGCAACTGATCTTCCGTGGTGAGTCCCGGTATGTACATCGGCTGTTCTTCTTCGTAGGAAATCTGCGGTAGACCGCGAATATCTCGCTCCCGCGCATCGAGTTTCTGGGGGTCGCTGTAGCTTCCGCCTTTGCCGTGGCAGGAGTAGAAGCCGTGTGATTCGGCGTAGCGCTTGTACTGACCTTTCGATCGGAACACGGCCCGTCCCGCCTCATCGTATTCGATCGGGCATCCCAGTTCGGCATCGGCTTTCATGTGCTTCACTCGGTCGTCGGGGTTGATTCCGAGTTCGTCCGATTTCATCACGAACACGCCCGTCCCGTGGGTGGCACCAGTCTTGCCGATCTTCAGCAACGTCTCGGTGTGCTTACTGCCGTCGAGCCTGGACTCGAACGTGAACTTGTCGCCCGGCTTGATCGGCCCGCGTTTCTTCTTACGGCGCGAGAGCAACAGGTCGCAGTCGATCTTGAGCGTGTATTCGCTGCCGGTGTCGTCTCGTTTCATGCGGAACTGCTGGATCATGCAACACCCGGTTTCGTGTTTGTTGAACCCATGTTTGATACCAATTCGGCCGTACTTTCCTTCCCGGTTTTCGGCTTCACGACTCGATCGTACTGGCGAGTTGTGTTTTGTTTGCCCGGTGACGTGTTCGCCATCTGTTGATCCGGGTCGGGCAACTGCTGGTTGAACTTGATGATGTCCCGCAACTGCTTTACGCCGCTCAACTCTTCCTTGGCCTGCATCCACGCCTGCGCGTCCACGGTGACGCCCTGCTGTTGCAGGAACGGCAACAGTGGAATGAGCTGCTGCACCGTGCCGTCAATCGCCGCAAGCTGCTGACTGGGGGTCATGTCGATCAGCGAATACGGAACCACGGTGAAGTTCAGATCGTTGAACTCGCCCTGCCGCAGATCGTGCTCCTGCCCGAACATATCCGTCTCTTTCGGCCACTGGATTTCATACTCCACGTCGGTATCCGGGAGATTGTCCATCACCGAAACCTTGACGAGCGGGTCATTCCAGAGATACCAGGCGATCGCCGTGATGACGCTCTTGGTGACGTTGATGATCTCCTGTTGCATCATCTGAATGCGGCCCGATGCCGACTGCTGAAGGATCTGCTCTTGACCGAGCGTGTCAGCGCCGGTTGCAGTGCCACCCATCGTATCGAGGTTTCCGGCCTCTTCCGAAGCGCGATGAGCCACGACTTGTTCCGTGGTCATTAAGCCTTGGTCGGCACCCCCGAACTTCATGAACTTGATCGCGTCGGGATGCGTAACAGCGATAACTTCACCGTCGCCGGCTCGCACGACTTTCTCGGCATCTTTGAACGCCGCCATCGACGCAAACCCCACGTCTTTCTGGCGACTGGCCTGCTGTCCCATCTTCTCGAACAGCCTGTTGTCGAGGTCCGACAGCGGCGCAATGTCGATCGCCGGGGGCTTGGGCATGATCTGATTGAGCACCAGCTTGTAGCGCCCGATCCGGTACGGTCCTTCAGGATGCCCGGTCCACGCCTCGACCCGCAACGGCTTATCGCCTGCCACGGGATACGTGACGATCAGTTTCTTGCGCGGCAGGTAAATATCCCAGAGCCACACATCATCGCTCTCTTCGGTGTCCAGCGCAGCCTGCTTGTTGCCACCCATGTCGCTGGCTGATTCCTGCCCGGTCGCTTGATCGAAGGCCGTCATCTGGCCTTGCAGATTCTGCGCGACTTCCCGGTCGTTGCGGCCATCGGCGATGATCGACTTGCGGGAGGCTTTGTATTTATCCCCCATGAACTTGCATTCGGCCAGCCGCGAGACTGAAGTGTCGTACACGAAGTCCTCGAACCACACGGCATCGCAGAACGGCATGGCCGATGCGTCGAACGGGTAGTTCCGTTGCGTGTACTGCGGGTCTTCCACGCCGACTTTCATTACCATCATGCTGAACAACGATTCGAGAACCCCCATGCGCAGGGATTCTTTCAGGTTGATCTGAGTCAGAATGTGGTTCAGAGCCAGTTGGAAGTAGCGACAACCGGCCTTGAGCACCAGCTTGTTCGTGAGGATCAGGCACTGCGGGTTTCCGCTGATGAGCTTCTGCATGTAGACTTCAACCATGCGATCCAGCAGGTTGACGACGCAGGCGTGCGCTCCCTGTCCATCGCCAGCCGTTCCCAGCGAGTTGCCGACGTACTGCTTCAGGGTCCGCAAACGATTCGTGCGTTGCGGCTGCATGTTCTGATAGCTCTTGCTCACCTTGTCCTTGAGCTTCAGGAACTCTTCGTCAGTCAGCAGCGGCTTGGCGACTTGACCGGCCGCTATCGACTGCACCTGTTGCAAGTGCGGATCGACCGGAGGCGGCGGGGGGGTCGGTTGTGGAGGCTGAGGCGGCTGCTGTTGCGGCATCCCTTGGGGCGGCATGGGCGGTCGGGGCATCGGCTGAGGCGGCTGCATTATTGACATCATGTCTCCTAAACTTCCACGATTTCTTCGTGTTTACGCTGCTGCGACTCAAGCGGATCCCAATACCGCAACGTCTCTGTCCGCTGTCCCAGATATTGTTGCCGACGCCACTCGAAACCGCCATACGGAGCTTCTTCTTCCGGTGTTTTGGAGGACACAAACTCCGGTTCGCTGTGAATTGCAAACCACGCGGCCCCCATCGCAATGGCGCAGTCACCGTGCGACTTTTCCGGCGCATCAGCACGCCCGGCACCGACCAGAGGGTGCTTCAAGTCGCCATTCGAGTTGATGTAGTACCGTTCGCACTCGGCAATCGCCCGTTTCGATCGCGGCGTGAACTTGTCGCGCGATATTCCGTGCTGCAACTCCCCTAAAAGCTGTTGTCCACCGTCTTTATTGTCGTATCCGACCCGGTGACCCATCATTTGCCGCACGTCGTCGCGCGAGGCGGGTCGATTCCAGAGATTCGGGTACTGCAATTCGAGGATTTTGGCCAGAAACCGACTCCCGACACCAGTAATTTCAGGCAGCATGATCGCCCGGTTGAAAACACGACCGATTTGCGAGCAAAACACCGCAAAATCTTCCGGTTCGATGCGATTGTAGGCGTATTCCGCGACTTGGCGACTCATGCGACGGTCGATTATCGAAAAACTGGAGCAGGATGAGTACGATCCCCCCTTTCCGCCGGCGATATCGACGCCCATCGAGTACATTCGCCCCTCCGGAACCAGCAAAATGCCGTGTTCGTCGATCTTCAACTCCGATCCCGGCTCGATCCACACGTCAATCGGGTTGTCGCGGTCTGTTCTACGCAGTTCTGCGATCCATTCCCGGCTGATTTTCGTCAATTCGAGGCGTTCCGTGGGCTCTTTGCAGAGTGCCTGAGCCTTGAAGATGCACGACGAATGAAAGAATCGCGACGTGGCACCCCCGAAGTTCATCCCCAACTCGGCGGCGATCGACTGTTCGGTCGCTCCGGCCCGCTTGCACTCATAGTCGTAGTAGGGGGAACGTGTCTGACCATCGCGCACGAACTTGTAATTGGCCGGAAACTGGTATTCCTTGTCCACAATCTCGATGGAGTTGCCATCCGAGCGGTAGAGGCCGGCCGCTTTGTCTTTGTCGAGCCACCACGGCCACTCGAATCGCACAATGTCGGAGTTCTGGTCCTCGCACACGTCGTAGAACATGCCCGCCTGGCCGCGGTCGCGGTTCGGTGTCGAGATCAGAATGCGGCAGTGCGTGATGTGCTGCAATGAGTCCATCGCCGCATTGTCAGAGATCGGAGGCCATGCGTGCGCTTCGTCGCCGAAGAACGCTTTCTTGCGGCCACCGCGAGCCATGTTTCCTGTGCAGGCATACCCGGTGATCGACGATCCGTTGTCACGGTTCAGAATCGTGTGGTGCGTCCTGTTGCGGTCGCGCTGCGGGCGCAGGAACTCCGGCAGATGGTCGTCGATGAAGTCCATCTTGGCTAAGAGGGAGTCGGGATCGTCTGGGCTGTCAACGGAGTCTTCGTCTTTCGACACGACGCCAAAGTGCGAGTGCGCGTGAAACCGCCAATCCCAGTCGAACAGGTACAGCACCATCCACGTGGCACCCATTTCACGGGACTTCTTAGCCACCATATCCTTCTTGCCAAGGTTTTTCTGCATCGTCAGGAAGGCTTCTTCCTGATAATCACGCGGCAGGAAAGGAATCTCTTTGGCTGATCCGAAGTTGCGGGTATCCTGCCATTGGGCGGTATTACGCGGTTCGAGAAGCCACCCAAAAACGGAGATGTAGAACAGCAGATCCCGCGAGCAGATGATCCACAACTCTTCGGCAATCTCTGGATCGGACCACGCTTTGTCGAGGCACCACTTGCGGAACTCGACGTTTTCCCACGGGTCTTTAGGAACCAGAGTTCTATAAAACCAGTCCGTAGGTCCGAGCGGGCAGTGATGGCGGTCAAGCAGTTTCAACGGGCGGCTCCGTGAGTCTGACCAGCGTGTACAGCGGCTTCACGCCCATTGGCAGATAGCCCACAATGTCCACGAACGGAATCTGAGAACCGTCGTCCTTCAACTTCTGGATTCGCTGCCGGATGTTCTCCTTCACGGCGTCTCGGGCTTCGTCGCGGGTCTTGCCGACTCCGGCCTTGATGCCTTCCAGGTCCTTCGACCATGCCTCGAATCCGTTCTCGTTCGGGACGATAATCACTCGGCAGACGTAGCCCTTATACTCTTCGCGCCACCCGGTATCTTTCTTGAATTTCTCTTTATGAGACTGCGACGAGGGCGGACTCTGGCGGGACGTTTGCGGCAACCTCGCAGCTTCCGACAACGACGGACTCGGTGTCGATCGCAACATCTGCATTTCTCGGGAATTGCTCATTCAGTAGCTCCGGTTTCTCTGCTTCAAGCAGGTCGAAAAGGCGCATGAACTTTCGGTTGTCATCGCTCATCGTCTTGCCGATTTCGGGCGGCTTCTCTTTCCGCACGACTACGGCGTAGACCGACTTCATGAAATCGCTCTTGGATTTCTCGTCCACGGAAGCGATCTTGTACATTTCCCAAGCGGCCGGCGACGGGGCCAATTTCTGGTCGGGATTGGCCGACAGGTTCGACATCACCCACCGCACGTCAAGCTCGTTCGAGCCTGCCGGGGCATCCACCTGATTCGTTGTCTTCTTGCGGGGGCGTCCCATTGATATTTACCAGAAATTATAGACGTTTCCGATATTTATACACTACTGGTTCTTGGGATGGTAGCCCAATGTGACTACTGTTGACAATAGGGTCTGGTCATGTTAGGTTGGTGACTGGCACCAAATACGTCGTTGCCGACGTATTTGACTCCGACTCCAGTCCCGCGAAAGGAACCCGATGCACATTCTACCGTTGATTCTGTCCGTGTTTTCCTACAAGCAGCACATGACCGACCGCTATTTGCGGAGCCTGTCGTCAGTCGCTCCCAGGCGGTTCGCCAACGTAGAGATTCCCAAGCTGGCCGTCTCGTCGTCCGGGGAATTGAGGGTCATCGCCGGCGAGACCGGTCTGATGGCACCGGATGAAGTCGAGGCCATTCGGAGCCGACCGCGAGATATGTCGGCGGGTCCGCCGCGACCGGCAACGCGCGTGAATCCCGTCACAAAGGAAGTCGAGGAAACCAACGAGATCATCGGCTCGTACTTCGCCAGCAACGAGATCACGCACAACGGCACAGACGCATGGAACAGCCTGCTGGCGCGTCTCGGGGAGAACGGCATCGTCATCGACGAGGATCGCGTGGCGGAACTCTCGGCTGGCTTCTACGCCGAACGCAAGATGCAGGAGATTCTCGGTCGCTCCGACAAGCAGCGGCTCCGGGACGAACTCTCTGGCGACCTGCTGAACGATGAGGGCGGAATGCTCTACAACGCCCACTGGGTCCGGGAACTGGAGTCGCACCCAGACGCCGAGAACATCGCCCAAGAGTGCTACGACAATCTGCACAAGAACTTCCCGCGAGCACTGGGTTCCGACGTGGCGGCTGTCGGGAAGTCCATCACGTTTGACAAGAACACGATCGAGGTGGAATCTTGACATACCGCGATCTGATTAAGGTGGCGATGGACTGGCAGCGGATTCTGGATTCAAATGATCTGGATTCACTTTCAATAGGACGCAGGAAGCCGTCGCCACTGACATTCATTCTCGGAAGAGTCATGAGGATGATTCCGGAAGAGTTGCGTGGAACTTCGATCGAAGATTTCGAGAGCAATTGTCGCACACTTTTTGCCGTCGATGCCGCCAACAAAGTTTACGATGCCCTCGGAAGGGGGACAGCCGAAAGACAGCCCTTGGACGCGACTCGATTATGGTCTTCTGAAACCTACCCCGGTCGCATTTGCGCTGTTCGCATTCAGATTGATTCAAAGGGAGTCGATCCTCTCCGCGAACAACTCCTTAAACCCATCAGCCACGGCCACGTCTACCACATCCTCGCCGCACTGTATCCCAAGTTCCCGGAGTTCTGCGACAAGAAATTCCCTCTGGAGTCCCCGCACGTATAATGAAATTCACCGCCCTGTACGTCCGGGTCTCGACCTTTGAGCAGAACGAGGCCAGCCAGATCGCCGTCATCGAGAAGTGGCTGGAAGGCAACGGCATCCTGCCCGAGTCCTTGCGCTGGTACATCGACAAAGGCAGGAGCGGCGACAACCTGGTTCGTCCGGAATTCGACCGCCTGACCGGGGACATTTTCCTTGGCCAGATCGAGACGGTCGTGACCTACAAACTCGACCGTGTGTCCCGCAACCTGCGCGATGGAGTCAACACGATCTGCGATTGGTGCGACCGCGGCTTACGAATCGTGTCCGTCACCCAGCAGATCGACTTCAACGGCATCGTCGGCAAGATGCTCGCCGCCATTCTGTTCGCCATTGCCGAGAGCGAACAGGATACCCGTAGAGACCGACAAGCGGCCGGGATCGCCGTCGCCAAGGCCAATGGAAAGTACAAGGGCCGCGCGAAAGGCTGGCGAAAAGGGAACCCGGAACGGGCCAAACAACTCAAGGCTATGGGACTCAGTTACCACGAAATCGCCGTGATTCTCGGCGTGTCCCGAGCAGCAGCCATTAACTATGTCACCGATTACGCCAAAAAGAGAGCACAAAAATGTTTGCCCCAGAATGCGAGCCAAGTTCCCCTGGAAACTCCCCCGGAGCCGACTACAAACTCCGCGCCAGCGTGAAAGAATCGTCGATGCAGACGGCCGCAACGATCGCCGCCATTCAGACGATCCTTGTGAAGAAAAAGCTCACGACGGTCAAGGAAATCGAGGCACTCACCGCGGCTGCGTTGGCCGATATGGACCGGCAGGCACTGGACCTTGAAGACAAGGAGACGACGGAATGAACGAACACGAACGAATCCTGAAAGAATTGCGTGCGATTTTCTCCGGTGAATCGCAGAACGAATCGGCCAACCTGTGCACTCTTCAAGAGGCAGCGGCCGTCTTGGCACCCATGCAGAACCAGCTTGACGAACTGAGGATTGCGTTCTACGACGCGATGACTAAAGTAATCGGGGAACTCCCATGACCGCCCTACCTATTATCCGCCTTGAAGTTGACCGAATGAAGTACGCGATAACTGCGTGTCTGACCGAGCACGCCGCACAGATGGACAAGGATTTGCGTGAAACTGTTGAGAAATTCTTTCTGACAAACCAGCCCGCCATAATCATCCGGGAGACTGCCATCGCTACCATCAAGAAGGTCATGGAGGAGGAAGTAAAGCACTTCTTTCTGTACGGTGATGGACGCCGGGCACTGAAGAAGGCGATTCAGGAAGAGATGGAAAAGGATGGGTGGGGAACATGACCGCCATTTTCATCGCCGCCGTCTTCTGTGCCGATCCCGGCCGCTATAATTCCGTTGTCAAACTGAACAGCGCGACCAGCCAATCAAGCGGGGCCGTTATCCAGCAGCGACAGACTGACATGCTCATCCTGACCTGCGCCCACGGCAAGAAGCTCAACCAGTACCACACGGTGACGGTCGGGGGTCACGCGGAACTCAAAGGCTGGGTCGTGTGCATCGACGAGAAACGCGATCTGGCCATCATCTCGTCCGAACTGACCAGAGTCAGAGTCAATTCCATCCCGCGGCCCCGCGCGCAGCCTCCGGCGCTGGGCGATATTGTTCGGATCAAAGGCTACGGTTTCGGCCACTACACCGAACGCCAAACCACCGTCGTCGGAGTCAACAACGTGACGGCGGGAGGCAACGTCCGGGACCGCCTGCGGGTCAAGGGCGAGACCAAACCCGGTGACTCCGGGGGCGTTCTCATCAACGACTGGGGCCAACTAATCGGCATCTCGAATTCCTACTCGACTGGCCAGAAAGACGTGGACGGATTCTTCGTGACGCTCGAAGACATCCGGGACTTCCTTGACGAAAACGGGGTGCAACTGTGACGGATTGGATCGAAGACGCAGCCGACAGAATCGAAGACGTACGGAAATTCGACAGCGATATTGGATTCGACAGGGTAAACAAGGAGCGCGTGGCCCGGATCATCCGCGAGGCGTACCAGAAGCACCAGCAATCTCAACTGGCCAGCGCCGCCCCGGATAACACACGCTGCCTCAAGTACATTCCCGGAGGTCTGACTGTCAGAAACGCGTAATGCCCACGATCAAACAGGCAGTCGCCGACCGAATCCGGCAAGTCGAACAGAACCTGAAAATTCACATGGCGATGATGCACCTCGCCGCAGGACGAACGACCCCAGAAGCCATCGCCGAATACGAGTCCCAGATGAAGAAGAAGCGCCAAGCCGAAGAGGCCCGCCTCGCCGCCATCGAAGCCGCCAAGACACCGGCACAACGCCTCAAGGAGAAGCAGGCCGCTTGCGACCACGAGTTCAGAGACGGCAACGCGCGATCCGTCTGCCACATCTGCAAACTGAGCGTGCCAAAGATATTTGCGGCCGGATACAACATGGGACACAATGTCGGCTACGACGCCGGCTATCAGGAACGCGGTCAACACGACTCTGACGAGGAATAAGCCATGCCCATCGGCGTGCCCTCTGGCGGGCTATACTGGGGACGCCGCAAGTTCGAATCCTGCCGGGATTGCTCTTGACACACGACGGGCGGGACTCAATAATTCGACTGGCGAGACAGTCAGTTGATAAGGATAGAAGCCCCGTAGGGGGCGATGGAGTGTCGAAAGACACACGGCTCTGAATCAACTGACTGGCCGTCGCCACCGTCGATCCCTACGGGGTTTCTACTTTGAACGGAGTCACTGCCTCCCAGAACGCAAGATGCGTCCCGCCCCCGGCAATCCATGCTTTCGCCGGCCACAGCCCATGTCAGGCACACCTCAAAGCAGCATGGAGTAACCCTCGCAGGAGAAACCCCTGTTGGCCTCGGGCGATTGAAACAACATCGCCGACAAGCCGTGACGACTCGGTAGCCACCCCATGTCACAGCGACCGCCAGGCACGCGAGAACGCTGGTAGCGACGTGCCCCATCTCGCCAATGGATCAGTGCCCCGCCGGGTAATATCCACCCAGCACCATGCAGCAACAAACGACCGTCGTGAGGAATCTGACAGAGACTGCGAACGACGCTAAACAACTCGCGGGGAGAGTCACGTTTCAAGATCGCGCTTCGTCACACAAGCCACAGTACGTCGTCTTCATGATCGTCGTAAATCAGGTCCAGTAACCACCATTTCACCACAAAAACCCCGTACGGTCAGTCCGACATTCTACAGCCAGAAAGCGAGAATTCCCCATGAAATTCGCCGTCCGCGTCATCGAACCACACGAGACATACACCAACCTCGGCCGTGATCTTCCGCACTTTAGCGGACCCACAAGCCACGCCACGGTTTACGTCGAGGCTGACATCATCAAGATTGGAACAAACAGCATGGCCGGGGCCGGATGCCTCATCCTAATCAAAGCCAAACAGGGGAGCCACGAAGAGCAGACCGTCGCTGTATTCTCTCCGGGTTTTTGGTGCTACTGGACCATCGTGGAGCAACCACACATGCCGGAAGATCGAAGTAAAGCCAAATCTCACAAGAATCAAGAGCGGGTCCAGTAACCTTTAAAGCGTGCAAAGACCCCCCTGGGGTCCGTCCGAATTCCTGGCAGGGAAAAGAATGCTTTCCCCTCGAGAATCTTGGAGCTCCCCTTGACACGCTGCACGATTTCGGCCTAAAATGCACGAGTTCGACCTACGAGCACAAGTCTACTTTGGGGTTTGGTCTAAACTGGACCTGAACTCGCCAAAACATGGCAAAAACAGGCCAAAAACAGGCTTGAAACGCTGGTCAAACAAGCCCGGAAATGGCAGGTCCGGCAAGTCATTCCTGCAATCTTTACCAGGTTAGTGATGATTGATTGTGCCGTCATGGCGCATCCCGCTACTGGCAAGCCACGCTACGGTACTCGCAGACGACACCGCAATCGTCGCGCTTGGGACGTACCGCGTTCCGTGGAAGCTCCTGTTGCCGGCAAGCGTGTCGATACACGGCTTACGTGGTCGCTCTACAAGCTGGCCTACACCGCTGCCAAAGCCAACGGATTGACCGTGCAGGGATTGATCAGGAGGCTACTGTGGGAGTACGTGCAGCCCCTCGTTCTGTCTCAACAAGCCTCTGAAGCGCTCGAGACGTCACCCGCTCCTGCCGGTCAAGAGAATGCTGTTGTGGAGGGGGCTGGATCCATGCCTGTAATCGAGCCTGAATCGACCTAATCCACTGGTCAAACTCATTGGGTAATTGGCCTGGTTTGGCAACTTTTTTGCCAATAAAGACTTACGTCAATTTTGGTTGGTTTTGTGCCAAATTCCGATGATTTTTGGAATCGTCGCAAGTCTTGATTCTGTCTGGATTTAACAATCTTGACCAAAATTGTGATGAATACCAGACGAATTGTCTTTGGCACGATTTTCTTACCTTAAGGCTTATGTAGGGACGAAAAAATCGCCCTGCCGACAACCACTCGACGACCACGTTTCCCGTACACAGATCCAGCTTTCTCTCCCTAGCCTTGCTTCGTGGTTGTCGCAAGCTAGGGATGAGAGACTGGGCTTAGGAGCACAACATGAAGACTCCCACCTTTGACCGCACGTATCTGTTTGACCGATTCATCCGTGGAATTGAGTTGGAACTCCCCATCGGATGCGGTGTACCGTGCGGCTTTATCCGCTCGATCGAACGTGAAGACGGTAGCGGAAACTGCTGGAACGTGACCATTCGGCACGCTTCGGGTTCGCTCCATACCGTGTTCATCCGCACCGTCTAACCACGTGTGCGGCCGGTGTCGGATACCGTCAATACGACCTACCACAAGGAGAAACGCAATGATCCATAAGCCGCTTACCATATCAGAAACTAACCCGCTTCAGGGGCCATTCTTGCTCGAAGTGTTCCTAACCCGCGGCAAGTACGCTGGCGATATTCAGCGGGAATGGGTAGCGCTTGTGTCGGTTTCCACGGCGCAGATCGGCCTATACGTCGCCAGCCAGATGGCCACTTGCTACCAGTATCGGCTGTACCTGGGTCCAGCCGATGGCTACCTGTATCTCGACTGGCGCGACGATGGCGACGGGCTATTCTCGCCGTACTGGAGCGACGATGGCGACGGGCTATTCGTGGCTGGCAGGGGTGGCTGTTTACGTGACTAATCCAGCTATTTCACTATTTGACGCGACAATCAGTCGCAACTAGCTCCCTGAGTGGTGGGAGGGGATGGAGAAACGAAATGATCGCAATTGCAAAGATGTACAATGAGGGTTGCTCCGGTCCGCGTGGTCAGTTTGAAACGACTTTGCAAAAGGCTTTTCAGGATTCGGTCGATTGGTCGGAAGGCCAGATCGGACACCCGTGGGATGGGATATTGGTGAATGTATATGAAAACGAGGAAGCCACTTTCCGAGGGAACCCGGTCGAAACGCTCGACATCAGGATGGTTGATGGTGCGTGGGAAGTCGTCTAATTCATTGGTACTGACGGCGCGTAAAATAGAGACATGACGCGGCGAACAAACGAGCCGCGAGTAGCTCGGATGACTGGTTCCGAGGGGATGGAGAAAAGTCATGACAACGAACAAATTTATCACAATTTCGACCGATCCGACCGCGTGGGGAGATACTGAAGCCTCGCCAGACTTCAGCGTCGCCGATGAGGCCAATCGGATCAGGGTCGCTGCCGAATCGGCCGGAATCGTGGTTCGCGGCGACAATGATCCGCGAGAATTTTATGCGGCCGACGGTGGTGACATGGAGCCGATCGACTGGTGGTCTACCTGGTGCCACGTCGGGCACGAGTGGAGCAATGAGCAGTGGCGGGAATTTTTTGCAGACTGCTAGATTCACACACCCCCAACGCCAGCGGCAGGCGATTGCCGCAACTAGCTCCCTGAGTGGTGGGAGGGGATGGAGAAAAGATTATGGCGAATTACTCAGTTGACGAAAATGGCCGAACCTACGGATTCACGGTGCAGGACGACGAGTCGGAAGCGGGCAGCTTCGGGTGCAATCTGGAGGTCGGCCAGGAAGTGGACCTGACCGATGGCGGGACTGGCACAGTCGAGCGTGTGTACAGCCGCATCCAGACCGGCAATCCCGATAGCGGTGCCAGTAACTATGTCGCTGTCGATATCGAGACAGAGGATGCCGACTGTCCTGAGTGCGGACACCCGAAGGACGGATCGTCCGGGCACGGGCACTGCGAACATCCCTGCCATACGGCCTAGTCGATTCTCCCCTGCGTCCGGCAGGTTCCGCGCCAACCGGACATTGATTGGCGCGGCCCCATTACAACAGTCTCTAACGAAAGATAAATCATGCTGACAGTCGTCTCTACACACGGCAAAGCACACAAAAGCAGTGGCATGTGGCGGATTCAGGTAACGCTCTCCGACGACAGTAAGGTTTTCATGTATGCACAGCGGCGTAGCGTTCTCCGCACGCGGCTGAAGGAACGCGGCTTGACAGTCGAACAAATTGACGCCTGCGTTCCCCGAAACTAGGACCGAACCATGCGTTTCCGATTTCCTAACCCCAACACGAAAGGCAGAATCATGACGACCGCGACAAAAACAAAAACAGAAACCGAAATCATCCGCGAATTCCTCAGACTCCCCCGAGAGATGCTGCCGTCCGCGACCTGGGCCAATCGTGACTGCGACGATCAGGGATCCTGCTGGCCGTGGCTGCGTAGTGCGATCAGTACCGACGGCCAGCTCAATCACGTCGGTGACAGGATATTGCTGCACGCGGATTGCGACGGCTGGCGAGACGGTGTCGTGGTATCCGCCGGCTGATCCCCATTACCTGGTCGGCAAACCGCCGGCCCGGACATAGTGACCAGTTAAACCTAAGGCGCGGAACGGCGTACACTCGAACGACTTATCAAGGCCAAAGACCTCTGTGTTGTAAGGATTCCCAATGACGACAACCGTAACTGATTTGCAAGGCGCACAACCCCCGTTTCTGCTGTACGTCCTGATGACTCGCGGCCATTACGCCGGCGACATCGAGCGCCATTGGGTGCTAGTTCGGTCCGTCGCCAGCCTGGACGAAGGATTGCAGGTCGCGTCGAACATGGCGACGTGTTACCAGTATCGCCTGCACCTCGGCGAGACTTTCGGGTATGTGTATCTCGACTGGAGCGACGATGGCGACGGGCTATTCTCGCCGTACTGGAGCGACGAACCACGGGATACCAGCAAGGCAGTGTAAATCTCCTGCCCTCCCAGTCACCTATTCGTGGCTGGCAGGGGTGGCTGTTTACCATCCGTTTACCTACCGATGGAGACACGACAATGGACACCAGATTCGTTACCCCTCAATGGTGCCGACACTGCCGGCGGGAGGCCATGCGATGCGCTTGGCGCTACCGCGAACTCGGCGAGATTGCGCTCATGCGCTGTGCGATTCGGATTGCTCGGGAATGGAACCGGGAATACGTGCGGCTCACGCGGAAGGGCAGGGTATTCGCTTGAATCTACCCGAACAATACCGACCGAAAGCATGGAACGAAGTCATCGGACAGGACAAAGTGATAGCGACAATCGACCGGCTTAGGCCGCGTGGCTTGACGGGTCGCGCCTACTTCCTGTCTGGAGCAAGCGGGACCGGCAAAACGTCGATTGCCTTGCTTCTGGCGCAGGAAGTCGCAAGCCCCATTTGCATCGAAGAGTACGACGCTGGCGAACTTACTGGACCGATGATCCGCGAGATTGAACGCCGCTTGGCGGTCAAAGGCTTCTCGCCTGGTGGCCGTGCAGTCATCGTGAATGAGGCGCATGGCCTCAAACCGGAAGTGATTCGGGCGCTTTTGGTGGCGCTCGAGCGGATCCCGTCTCATGCTGTTTGGCTGTTCACGACTACCGCAGACGGCAAGCAAAACATGTTCGAGAAAGAGGATGCGAGCCCCCTGTTGTCCCGCTGTTTGTCCCTTGAATTGTCCCGCCGTGGCCTTGCTGAACCGTTCGCGGCTCGGGCTTTGGAAATCGCACGGCGCGAGGGAATGGACGGCCAGCCGATTGAGAAGTACATCAGTCTGATGAAGGAATGCAGGAACAATCTCAGGGCCGCGCTTCAAGCAATCGAGGCCGGAGTGATGATTCCTAATTGACCCTTGACAACCTATTGTGACCTGCTACAATGCCCGAAGCTACCACGATTTTCTACCACCCCCATTCACGTATTCCCGCCCCCCTCACGTTGCGTTGTCAGTGTGGTAGCTGCTGCGCTCGAGGGGCAAGCGGGGATCTTTGGAGACCTACCATGAAACACGCATTCCTAGCAATGAAGGTGCTGTCAGCCGATACGCCGGAAGCGGCCGGCGCGCGGTGTATAATCAAGCGCACACTCCGCCAGATGGCGTTGCCAGTTGGCGAACCAGCCGAATACGTGGCGTGGTTCGTGGCACATCCGTGGGCTTGCACGACAGGAATTGAACGGGCATTGCAGCAGTCGGTACGCGCTTACGAACGAAACGACACGGTACGCGAAAATCGCTATGCCAATCAGGTCGTCGTGTTGATGGGCGCTCTCGGCTTCCGGCTCGACTGGCCCGGCCTCTATCCGACGTTCATTTACAACAGTCCGAAACCAGAGAACCTGCCGGGCGGTCGCTGGGGTGGCGGTGAATGCTACCAATTGTCGCACGTCTGGACGCTGCTCGAAGACATCCGCAAAGCGGAGAATCAACCCGAATAGCGCCCCACATGGCCGTCCTCCCCGCAAGGCGAGGCCGGCGACGTTGGACGTTACGCCCACTTTTTTTATAGGAGACCTACACATGGCAAACCCAAAGGCAGCAGCAGAGAGACCAGTAATCGTTTGCACCGTGCACAAAGGCGTGTTCTTCGGGTACGCTGGCGACACTCGCGGCACAATCATCGACCTGAAGCGGGCACGCATGGCGATCTAC